AAACTTCATTGTTCCCAAATTAACACTTGGATGAAAACGTAATCCACCTTTATATGGTCCCAATACACTATTAAATTGAACACGATATCCACGATTAACATGAACATTTCCAATTTCATCAATCCAAGGTACACTGAATATAATTTGCTTTTCTGGTTCTGCCAAACGTTCAAGTAAATTTACTTTCTTGAATTCAGGATGCTTTGCTATAACAGAATGAAGACTTGAATATACTTCGTTTACTGCTTGAATGAATGTTGGTTCAGAATGGTTTTTTGCTTCAACCTTTTTTATTACATCATCTACATATTTGCTCATAAATATATATATTTGTGTATTAAACAATTCCTTGTGAAATCATTGCATTTGCAACTTTTTGAAATCCTACAATATTAGCACCCATAACATAATTACCTTTATCGTTATAGGTTTCTGATGCTTCATATGATTTGTCGTGAATACTTTTCATGATATTTTGAAGTTTTTTATCAACTTTATTGAAACTCCAACTATCACGCAAACTATTTTGTGACATTTCCAATCCACTAACTGCTACACCTCCTGCGTTTGATGCTTTACCTGGACCAAAGGGAATCTTGTTTTTATGAAATACCTCAATTGCTTCGGGTGTACACGGCATATTTGCTCCTTCTGCAACGGCAATCAATCCATCACGCACAAGAAGTTCTGCGTGTTTTTTCTCTAATTCGTTTTGTGTTGCACACGGAAGTGCTATATCACATTTGATATCCCATATGCTTCCTGTGTTGCTGAATATAGAATCGTTATCATACTTTACATATTCTTCTATTCGTAATCTCTTAGTTTCCTTGATATCTTTCATTACATCAAGTTTAAGTCCATGTGAATTGTATACAAATCCACTTGAATCACTCATTGCTACTACTACACCACCAAGTTCAATAGTTTTTTCCATTGCATATATTGCTACATTTCCAGAACCAGAGATACTGACTTTCTTTTTATCAAAATCTGTGTTAAGAACTCCGAGCATTTCTTTCATAAAGTAACAAGTTCCGTATCCAGTTGCTTCGGTTCTTACTAAACTACCACCAAAATCAAGACCTTTACCTGTAAGAACTCCTACTACTTCGTTTTGTAAACGTTTGTAATGACCATATAAAAATCCAACTTCTCTTGCACCAACTCCAATATCACCCGCGGGAACATCGGTGAACTGACCTATATGCTTGCTCAATTCAACCATAAACGATTGACAAAAACGCATCACTTCATTGTCACTTTTTCCCTTTGGATCAAAATCACTTCCTCCTTTTCCTCCACCCATAGGAAGACCTGTAAGAGAATTCTTGAATGTTTGTTCAAATCCAAGGAACTTAATGATACTAAGATTTACACTTGGGTGAAAACGCAATCCACCTTTATACGGACCGATTGCACTATTAAATTGTACACGATATCCTCTATTTACATGAACTTTATTATTATCATCTACCCAAGGAACTCTGAATGTAATTACTCGTTCTGGTTCAATTAACCGTTCAAGTAAACCCAAATCTTGATATGTAGAATCGTTATCTACAACCGGTGACAACGTTTCAAGCACTTCTTTTACTGCTTGTCTAAATTCAAGTTGATGTCTATCCCTATCATCAACCAAATCGACCACACTCTCCGTATATGATTTATTCATGTCAATAAATATTGTATATACATCTTTATTATAATCTTTTTCGCACAAAATACTCCTTGACTTATTATATAAAATCAACTACTATAATAGATAACAATGAAATATTATATTAAAGATACAACCCTCAAAGATTCTCCTGTTAAACTGTTTGAATCAACACAACATACCATAAACTATCTAAAGACGGCAGTTCAACGAAAAACTGGTATGACTTACGAACAATATTTAACACACCTAGCAGATTTAGGACACTTTGGATACGATGAACGTGAGGTGTACGAAAGTATGCGTGATCATTTTGATATGGGTGTAATGAGAGGTAACACATTCGTTCGTTGTAGCATATACGAAGCAAACTTAAATGCCGATGGCAGTGATTAATTATGACAGAAACAATAACAGCTGGAGAAAAAAAGCAAGTTAAAGAAAAGAAGTTCAACAAGTATGTGAGTTTTTCTCAATACTCAATGTACTATAAATGCCCACGTAGTTGGAAACTTGCATATGTAGATAACCTTCGTAAAAAAGAAAGTAACATACACTTGGTGTTTGGTACTTCTATGCACGAAGTTATTCAAGATTATCTTGAAATGATGTATAATCAACCACAACTTGATGTCGATTCTATTGATTGGAAAGCAAAGCTGTTGCAAACTATGAATACCATTGCCGATGAAGAACGTAATCTTATTGATGGTAAACGGTGCATGACCGATGACGAGTTTAACGAGTTTGTTGAAGATGGAAATCAGTTACTTGATTACTTTCTTGATGAAGAAGTCAGACGAAAATACTTTTCAACAACACGACACACATTGACAGGAATTGAGACCTCTATTGATTTAGAAGTAAGAAAGAATGTAGGATACATTGGATTTCTTGATGTTGTGTTATTTGATAAAGTCAACCAAAAGTATAAAATTATTGATTTGAAAACTTCTACCCGTGGTTGGAACAAGTGGCAAAAAGCAGACGAAAGTAAAACACATCAGTTGCTATTATATAAGGTTTTCTATGCAAAAGAATTTGGTGTACCACTTGATAAAATTGACGTGGAGTTTATTATTCTAAAACGCAAACATGATCCAGATGATCCTTGGGGTGGTGATCGTGTACAACGATTCGTTCCTCCTCATGGAAATATGTCTTCAAAGCAGGCTTGGTCAAGTTTTAATAACTTTCTAAATGAATCATTCACCAAAAGTGGTGAATATGATATGGATAATCCGTTTCCAAAAACACCCGGTAAAGCAAAAAAGAATTGTCGTTGGTGTGAGTTTGCAAAGAAGTCGGGAGGTCCATGCGATGGCAAAGAAGGTGAATAAAAGTAATTTTAACTTATATTTATATACAGATAATGCTCAATGAGATTATCTAGAATGCTCAATCGAGATTCAAACAAACTAACAAAATAAAAAGAGGAATAGAAAATGGCTAAAGTAATTGGCATTGATTTAGGTACATCGAACAGTTGTGTTGCGGTGGTAGAAGCAGGAGAACCAAAAGTGATAACCAACTCAGAGGGAGCAAGAACTACCCCAAGTATAGTTGGATTTGCAAAAGACGGACAACGACTTGTAGGTCAGGCCGCAAAAAGGCAAGCAATCACTAATCCAGAGAATACAATTTTTTCTGCGAAACGTCTTATTGGACGAAAATATAAAGAGATAAAGAAAGAAGTTAAAAATCTTCCTTATTCTGTTGTATCTGGTAAAAACGGAGATGCATACATCAAATGCAAAGATGGTGACGAAGAAAAAGAATATGCACCTGAGTTTATCGCAAGTATTGTTCTTGGTAAATTAAAAGCAGATGCAGAAGCATATCTCGGAGAAGAAGTAACTCAAGCAGTTATTACCGTACCTGCATACTTTAACGATTCTCAACGACAAGCAACAAAAGACGCAGGTGAAATTGCAGGACTAGAAGTATTACGTATCGTTAATGAACCGACCGCTGCATCTCTTGCATACGGATTAGAAAAGAAAAATGAAGAAACCATTGCAGTTTACGACCTTGGTGGTGGAACATACGATGTATCTATTCTTGAAATAGGTGACGGAGTATTTGAGGTAAAGTCTACTAATGGTGATACACAATTGGGTGGTGACAATTGGGATGATACTCTTATTGATTATCTTGTATCCGAGTTCAAGAACGAGTCTGGAATTGATTTACATGAAGATGGACAAGCAATGCAACGTCTTAAAGAAGAAGCAGAAAAAGCAAAAGTTGCTTTATCATCAAGTGCGTCCACCACAATAAATCTTCCATTTATTACGGCAGATGCAAGTGGACCAAAACACTTAAACATCGATGTTACTCGTAGCAAGTTTGAACAAATTTGTGATTCTTTATACCAACGGACAAAAGAACCTTTTGAAAAATGTCTTGATGATGCGGGTATCACCATGAGTGATGTTAAAAACCTCATTCTCGTTGGTGGAATGACTCGTAGTCCCAAGGTTGTAGAAATTGCAAAAGAACTTGCCGGTGGTAACGATCCACACCAAGGAGTTAATCCCGATGAGGTAGTTGCCTTGGGTGCGGCCATTCAAGGTGCGATTCTTGCAGGAGACGAGGGTGTAAGTGATGTTTTGTTGCTAGATGTAACCCCACTTACTCTTGGAATAGAAACGCAAGGTGGTGTGTCTACACCAATGATAGAACGTAACACTACAATTCCAACCAAGAAGTCACAAATATTTACAACTGCAAGTGATAATCAACCTGAAGTGGACATCGTTGTGCTTCAAGGAGAACGAGCAATGTCTGCTGATAATAAGAAACTCGGGAATTTCAAGTTAGACGGAATACAATCTGCTCCAAGAGGAACACCCCAAGTTGAAGTTACCTTTGATATTGATGCAAATGGTATTTTGAATGTAAGTGCAACTGATAAAGGAACTGGTAAAGATCAAAAAATTACTATCAGTGATTCAAGTGGACTTGACAAAGACGAAGTTGAAAAAATGAAGGCAGATGCTGAAAAGTATGCCGATGAAGATAAACAAAAGAAAGAAAAAATTGAACTTCGTAATCAAGTAGAGTCGGGTGTTTATCAAATAGAAAAAATGCTCGAAGATAACAAAGAAAAAATTCCAGAAGACGAAGTTAAACAAACCAACAAACTTCTTGAGACTACTAAAAAAGAACTTGAAGATGCAACGATTGAACCCCATAAGTTGACTGAGTTATCAAAAAACTTAATGGATCATGTCCAAACATTAATTCCTCATACACAACCTGATGAATCACAAGAAACTACCGATAGTGATGAAGAAATACCTACTAGCAATGATGAAGATGTAGTTGACGCTGATTTTGAAGTCGTGGATGAAGAAGAAAAAACTTCTAGTTAAAAATAATAAATTTATTTTTAAGGTGAGGATTATGTCCTCACCTTTTTTTTGTCTAAAAATATAAATATGTATATATACACATATGAGTAACCCACTAACTGATCCGTGGAAGGTATGGACAAACGAAAACCTTAAACTTGGAGTCTCACCTACTAAAATATTTGGAATTCTGGTTAATAATAACTTTGATTTGAATGAGATTATAGAAGAACTGAATCGATTAAAAGATGCCAACCAATCCACTGATTTATCCAGAGACACATAATCACGATCAACCTATAGTCGTGACAGATGTGATCATATAACCCAAATAAAAAACCATTCAAACTATTATAAAAACTATTTTTTATAATATTTATGAGCATGGGATATGATGATACTGATATTGTAGTGCGTATAAAATCGCAAGTGTATAAATTAAAACACAGAAGAATTGAAGGTTTTGTTGATAAATCTTTGTTATCTGCGTGTTTAATAAATGAAATTAAATATTTATTTTCATTATTAGGCAAAGATTTACAAAAAGAAATATTAAAACAACCATGGCTGGATGAATAAATGAATTATGTGTTTGATGTAGACGGAACTCTAACTCCAAGTCGTTTAAAGATGGATGTGGAGTTTGAGAAGTTTTTTAGAAACTGGATAAAAGATAAGAATGTTTATCTTTTAACTGGATCTGACCACGACAAAACAATAGAGCAGGTTGGAGTTAACATCTGGAGTGAAGTGACCGAATCACATCAGTGTGGTGGTAACGTTGTTTTTAGAAAAGGTGACATGGTAGAAGTAAGTAAGTGGCAACCGAGTAAAAGTCTACTCGACACCTGTAAAAACCTAATTAATATCAGCAAATATTCTATTAAAGCAGGAAACCACATAGAAGAACGAGTCGGACTTCTTAATATAAGTGTAGTTGGAAGAAATTGCACACAACAACAAAGAGAAGACTACTACGAATGGGACAAAACCAACAAAGAACGAGAATTTATTTGTCAGGCAATAAACAAAATGTTTCCGGAGTTAGAAGCAAGTGCAGGAGGTCAGATCAGTGTAGATATCCATAAATTTGGTAAAAACAAGTCTCAAATAAGAAGAAAAATTGAAGGAGACATTTGGTTTTTTGGGGACAAAACAATGAAAGGTGGTAATGATTACCCAATTGCAAATATACTAAAAGATCCTGATAAAGTGTTTCAGGTAGATGATTGGGAACATACATACAAACTTTTAAAAGAAATTTAATTATGTCAGATAAGCTTATCAAAGGATTTACGTGTGGGGCAATGGACGTATTTCATGCGGGTCATGTGCTTATGATGGAAGATTGTAAACGACACTGCGATTATTTAATTGTAGGATTGCATACAAATCCTCAGTTGGATAGAGCAGACAAAAACAAACCAATTCAATCAGTTGTAGAAAGATATATACAACTGCGTGGAAGTAAGTTTGTTGACGAAATAATTCCATATGAAACTGAATCGGATTTGATTGAAATTCTTAAAGGTATTGATTATGATGTTAGGTTCGTTGGAGACGATTGGAAAGATAAACCTTTTACAGGACATGATTTACCAGGACATTTGAATAAAGTGTTGTACAACTCTAGGCAACATGATTATAGCAGTTCTGCGTTGAGGCGTAGAGTCGCACAGGGAGAAACAAAAGAAAAGAAATCTAAACGTAAATAAAATATATATTATATTTATATTCAAATAAAGGTTATGTTCACTTAATGATGATGTGATATGAACTTTATTTATTTTATTTGTCCAGAAAACCAACAACTAGCAAAATATTGCGAAGGATTTTATAACTATTTAACATACGGATATAAAACTTGGAGTCGTGATCGGTATGTTCAATCTTCACCGAAGGAGAAAGTGGGGAAATCACGTATGTTGATGAAAAAGAATGTTCCTCAGTATGAGGAAATGAAGGCAGGTGATTCGGTTCTTGATAGAATTTACAAAAAAGTAATCACAAGTGATTGCTACGAACACTCGTATAGTAGATTAACAGACCTAGATATACACAAAAGTGAATTAATAATATTTATCACATCATGTAAGTCTCCAAAAAGACCACCCACTTATTTATATACAAAAACAAATTCTGTTATTATGTGGAAGGTATCTAATGTAGATAAACTCAGTGACAATAAATACCAACTACTTGAGTCGTTGATCCGAAAACTTGCAAAACCCAATCAATCGTAAAGATTTTCTACAAGTTCTCCGAAGTTACGCATAATGATACCAGCACACGCATTTGCTTCGTTCTCTATATCACTTCCTGTTTGACCACTATCCACTTCAAGAACTCCTAGTTCGTTTTGCTTTTGGTGTACCAATTCGTGTGCTAAACTTCTACATACATCGGGAAATGCTCTGCCTTTTGTATATATAGAAATTTCATTTGTATTGGGATCATAACAAGCAGCTGTCATATGTTCGTGTCTTTGTGTTAAAAGTTTCACAGATACCTTTTCTTTTAATTGCAAAGCTTTTCTTGCAAACTTGATAAACTCATGAACATTATCTTTGTTCATTGCGACTTCGTTTAATGATTCTTTTGTATATTTCATATTCATTTCGTTTATATTTGCTCCACCTGTTCTGACAATTTCACGAAAGAACCAACGAGTCCACTCTCCTAGTTTGCCTGGTCCTTTTACTATATATAGTTTAAATGCTTCTGCAAATGCTTCTTCTGGATTTGTATTTCCGTAGTTGGTAATGTGTTCAATTGGAATTTCTTTACCGGGTCCAACCCATCTATCTGCTAATTTTGTTACAACTTCTTTTCTGTTCTCGGTTGACCAAACGGATGTCATTTGTAATGCTTTGAACTTTGCTTTGGTCTCGGCGTTGGTTTCTTTTTTATCAATGACTTTTAATCCTACTCGTCTTTTATGTATCTTGCTTCCATTCTTATCAAAATACTTTTCTACATAATCTTCTACATCTTTACGTTCAATAGATACTTTCTTGCTTTTAATTGTATCTTGCCAATGCTTCTTTGCATTAGATGGAACATTACGATACCAAAAACGATGACCAAGTTCGTGAGTGAATGTGTCTTGGGTCATTCCACATCCATATAACTTGAGCATATCTTTATTCATGTAATACTCACCGTTAACCATATCGTTGCTATTATCTGATGTTAATCCAAAATCCAAATCAACCACCAATCCATCAATACATTTTCCGAAACCTGCTTTTTGAATTTGCTTTGACCAATGCTTGATTCCATTTACTAAACCCTTGAAACTTTTTTCACGACTTGCTTCTCCTTGTTCTGTTCCACCTTTTCGTTTGAAGTTGTGAATAACCAACTTGACAGGTCCTATTTGTGCTTGTTCAATTGGTTTTTCTCGTTCTTGATCACCTTCTATTGCGATGTATTGAAGAAGTGCTTTGATACCTTCACGAAATTGGGTTCTGTATCTTCTGATATTGGTTTCTCGTTCTTTGGCTAATCTATGTGGACTTACACGATGCTTTTTATCTATAAAGTCCCACATCTCTGGAAAATTTCCACCAAGACCCGTAACTGCACCCCAGCATTTTTCACGAACTTCTTTTTCTTCCCAGGTTTCCATCTTCTTACCACTCGCACCTGTATGCTTATACTGCAAAAAGAATTTGTAAACCCAATTCTCAAAGTTTTCTTGAAATGTACCGAATGCTCTTCTTACTTTTTTAAAGTCCTTGATTGTCTGTGGGTCTTCACTATTATCACCAATTGATTTGTATGCTTTAGTAAGAACTCTTAAATCTGTTGCCCACTTCTTTACTGAGTTGCTATCAACCTTTACTTTGTCTTCTGAAATGATTTCCGACAGATTACCTTTTTGTATATACATATATAAACCTGCTAATCGTTTCTTAAACTTCTTGAGATATTTACTGTTGATATATGTAAGAAAGTCTTTATCAAAAAACTCTACATCAATTGCCCAATCTTGAAATGATTTGTAACTTTCTAATTTTTTCTTTTTAAAGTCGGCAAGAAATTCCGGACGATGTGCAAACCGATCAGATAGATTTTTCCATACACGAACTATCTGAGATTGTCCTGCTTGATAATATGCATTAAATTCTTCTGGTGTGTTGTAGTATCCTTCTATATCTTGTGTATCTAAGTACTTGGCACTTGTTTTACCTAAACCACGATCACGATACCTTAAATGATCCAGAAAGTGTATATATTCGTGAATGAATGTATCTTTATCAAGACGAGTGTCCATATACTTACCATTGTATTCACCGATTAGATTGGCATTTACAATTACACCTTTAAATGATATTCCCCCAACTTTCAAACTTTTGTTTGTAAAACCACCTGCGATTGTTACTCCACCACGTGATGTACTTTTTGTTGGAATGAAAAATAATACTACCTCACTTAAAGACGGAAAGTTTTTATCTATGTCTGTTCCTCTAAGAGCAACACCTTTCCATTGTGTAAGTGGTATAAATGGTTTGTTGACTATACTATTCTCACCTTCACCTTCTAATTTATCTTTATGTTTAGTTAAAAACCGCACCACTTTATCGTATGCTTTTTCGGCAATACCTGTGTAATACATATCTTGCTCTACATTTGCTTCTTTTATATGGGTGCTATTCATCAAGTATAAATATTAACTACCTATAAATATATACATTTTATATAAGTACAAAAAAAAGAACCAATCCTAGAATTGGTTCTTTAATATAACCTTTGGTTTTGTATTACTCGTTACCGGTTAGAATATACCAAACTTGTAAACAAATAATAAAACTAAATGCAACTATTCCACCAAGTAGTTCATAAACTGCGTATAACCTATTTTTTAGATTCTTATTCATAGTGTTTGAACAATTTGTGCGATGGTTGATGCAAATGTAATTTCTTTATCAACCACCAAACTATCGTGGTAAGTTTGTTGATCAAGCATAATAACAATGTTTGCACTTTTACCAGGAGCATACTCATCTACATTATCAAACAAAAACTTATAAACATCCGTGAAGTCATTTATTTTTTCATTTGCAATAAGTTGACGAGCAGTTAACCAAGCATTCTTTTTGTCTTTACTTGCATTCTTTAGAATGTCCAACAACTTTAACTTATAGTCACCTTCAATGAGGTCTTCTTTGATAATCTCAAGAGTACCATGAATACTATTCTGTTGAGCATTGTTGATCACCTTACGAATATCAGGATAACCTTTGTTTACAATCAATGCAATATCGTCTGGTTGTGCTTTAATGCCTTGCTTGGCAAGAATCTTGGCAAGATGTATTGCGACATCTTTACGATTAGGAGGAACGATGTTGAATGTTTGACAACGACTGACAATCGGTTCGATAATCTTTTCGTGGTAATTACAAGTAAGAATGAAACGAGTAGTCATACTAAACTGCTCCATTAAATTTCTTAAAGCAGCCTGAGCATTGCCTGTGAGAAAGTCACACTCATCAAGTAGAACAATTTTTAGATCATTGAATCCCATGCTACTTGCAAACGACTTGATCTTGGTACGTACCGTATCAACATTATTTTCGTCACTTGCATTGATGTACAGATAGTCACATGGTACTTGCTTGGTAAGCAACTTACCAAGTGTGGTTTTACCGGTACCTGCTTTGCCATACAAAAGTAAGTGTGGAATGTCACGTGACTCAATCCACGAAGCAGCTCGTTTCTTTAAAGGTTCGTTTCCAATATAATCAGAAAGGTCTTTGGGTCGATATTTTTCGACCCAAAGACTATTTTCCGATTCAACTGGAGACTTTGTTGCTTCTTCTAAAAAATTCATTAATCGGTTGTTTGAATTTCAACCAAGTAATAACTGCTACGGAAGTCACCGACTTCAAACTCAATGCTTGCAATTCCCTTGGAACTGACATTAAGGACACTCTTTTCAGAGTCACTATTTGCATTAAGAATTTCCTTGAAATACTTCGAGGAAAAACTAATGGGGTCTGTGAGAGTGCTTGATCCTTCGTTAATCGCACTTAAAGAAACACGATTACTATTGATTGTAGAATAACCAATTACCAACTGAATTCCGTCTTTTGATGGAACAATGGTAAATGTATCGCAATCACTTAATGCACTTGCAGAACGAACAAACTTCTTTGCGAAGTCATTACTGAAAGGAATTTGCAGATCATAATCTGGTAAATCCTTTAATGCAGGAACATTAGGAATTACTGCTAAGTCAGCAAGCATGAAGTTTACACTTGTTGTATCATCTGATACTTTAACACTAACGTTCTTTTCGTTTTTTTCAACGACATCAACATTAATGTCATCACCAACGACTGATAGTAGTTGCTTTAACTTTGCAGTATCATAAACACCAATTTCACCTTCACCAAGTTCAAACTCTTTGGCCGATACTTTTCCGAGAACACTTTTGTCATCGGTAATGAAGGTGGTTTCGCAAACGTTGTCTCCGTTGGTATTCCATTTAACTGATTCCACGTTACCATTAAGGTTGTAACGTGAAATGAATTGTAGTACTTTATCTTTTTTCATAGTTTATATTATATTATTTTAATTGTTATTTGTCAATATTTGTTTTATCGTTTTCGGTAAAATTTTGCTTTATATCATATCCGTCCTCTTTATTTAGACTTTTGTGAATAAGACTACTGACATAGTCTCCTAACTCTTCCTGTGTTAATTCGTCTTTTTCCAATTCAAACTTAGCATAATCAAGAAATTCGTCACATACCTCAAACTCGACATTAAGTTTTCCTGCTTTATCAGTATCCATTGCTAGGATTTTTATTTTAGGAAGTGTGTTGTTAGTTGACTGCTCCATCTGTAATCATACTCCTAAGTTGTGTAGGTATAAATTCTACCTTTTTGTTTTTTGTATTAACGAGAACAAGAGAGTGGTTTTTGATTTCTGCGTTCATAAAACTGTCTATATCAAAAAAGTGGATAATATTCTTATATGATATTTCTAATATTCTATCGGAAGGTTTCATACTCTTAATGTCATATAATGTATGTTCATACATTTGATTTTTAATCATAATAACGTGACACTCAGTTATTGCAGAATACAATCCGTAGAACTTTTTTTCTTTTTTGAGATCAAACATAGAAGAAAACCTAGATGCGTACTTTTTGTAACGATCATCTTGTTCTTCTTCTATATCAAATAAGTCTTCGTAAAACATTTTTAATTTTTATATATGTATATATTATATTATATATGTATATATAGGTCAATCATTATTTCAATAATTGATCTGGATTAAGTGGGATCAAGTCATTAACAACAAACTCTCCGTCTTTACGAACAAGTTCATCGTCAAAGTAAATTTCACCTCCACCATAATCGGGTCGTTGAATCTTCACCATATCCCAATGAACTTGAGAATCGTTTCCATTGCTTGCATCGTCATAACATTGTCCTGGTGTGAAGTGAAAACTTCCACCAATCTTTTCATCAAACAAAATGTCACGCATAGGTTGAACAACATAAGGATTGAATCCAATTGCAAACTCACCAATGTATCTTGCTCCATCGTCACTATCAAGAATTTCATTTAGTGCTTCTGTGCTTGCATCACTATTTGCGATTGCATCTATAATTTTACCATCTTTGAATTCCAACCGAATTCCGTCAAAGTCACAACCACGATAAATTGTTGGAGCATTAAATTGAATGTGTCCTTGAACACTATCTTTGATTGGACAACTGAATACTTCTCCATCCGGAATGTTGTGAGTTCCACCACACGCAACTGCTCCAATGCCTTTGATTGAAAAACGTAAGTCTGTGTCATCTCCTTTGATGTGAATTTTGTCTGCGTTTTGCATTCTCGTTTGGAGGTTGCTCATACCCGGATTAAACTTGGAGTAATCAAATGTGCATACGTCAAAAAAGAAATTCTCAAATGCTTCGGTACTCATGTTTGCTTGTTGTGCCATTGCAGGAGTGGGCCACCTCAAGATGCACCACCTAGTTTCGTTGACACGATAATCAAGATAAGGTTTGGTAATCTTTGACATCATCGTTTTAATATCTGCATCTACATCACTTGTTTCGTATATGTTGTTTGAACCTGCGATAGCAATGTAAGCATCCATTTCTTGAATCTTGGGCATACTGAATCTCATAAAGATTTCCATTTGCTCTTTGGTTGCGTGTTGCATAATCTCACGACCAATACGACTTTGTGAAGTTTGCACAAACGGAATTCCACCATATTCACGAACTGCACGAACAAGTGCAATCGTCATATTGTCTGGTACTTCCGTGTTGTCTATTAATACCTTTTCTCCTTTCTGTAAAGACACACTATGTCTTACAAGAAGGTCTGCTAATTTTGTATAGTTCTGTTCCATGATGTTTTATATTTTATATATTTATGTATGTATATACAAGTCAAAATACAAAGAACTCGTTGCTTTTGTTTTTCTCACTTGCTTGGTTGGGAGATTCTGCATCTTTAAGACGAGTTTTGGCAATGATTGCATAATCCTTTTCTTTTTCAATTCCGATGTATTTTCTATCAAGCATTTTGGCTGCGATACAAGTTGTTCCACTTCCAACAAACGGATCAACGACCACATCATTCTCACGACTTCCAAGTGTTATCAAATAACTCATTAGTTCAATTGGTTTAACGGTTGGATGAACATTTTGTTTTTCCGTGACAAATCTACCAGTAACATCGTGGTCGATTTTGCTATTGCTCATATCTTCTGCATTTCTTCTTCCTGGCATTGAAGAACTTTTCTTTTTAGGAAGATGTTCAAGACCTTTGTTTTTTTCTGCTTTGCTTGCTTTCGGAACAATCATAAAAGGAAAAGTCTTTTGAACACTTTCGGGCAATTTATGTATTTGTGATTTCCACCAAGAATCCAAATCATAAAAACGAGAAAACGATCCTTCGTCTCCGTAAGTTCTTCCGGCGGGTTTGCCTGTGCTTTCTTGCCAAATACCACCAGATGCACTTCCACTATCTGTGTGTTTTCCTTTGCTTCGTTTTACTCCATCGTTAAGTACATCATCTTGTACAATTAAGTTGGCTGCGAATCTTCCGTCTGGTTTGTCGTAACCAATTTGTTCTCCACTTGAATAAACTCCAGTATTTTCTCCGTGGAATCCACCACGATTATCACTTTGTTTATTTTGAGATTCTGATTGATCGTTTTCGTTTTTGTAAGGAATTCTACAATCGTCCAACCAAGTAATTCCTTTACCATTTTTCATTGCTTGTTCAATGGTGGTTTTTTCTGTAATTGGTTTCATTGCAACAAGCACAACTTCCACCGCAGGTTTAGGTTGATAACCTACATAAGAACCCTCAAGTGCTTTTGCTTCATCGGATGCAGGTTCAGTTATATCGGGTGTTCTTCTTTCCTGTGTGTCACTATCCTTCCAATTGTTATATGTAGTTAGTTCTTGGTTGCCTTCAGGAGTTTTGTATTTTCCAATAACTTTTCTTTTTTTACCAAGTTGTTTGCCCACCGTCTTTCCCACATTATGTGCTTTTGGAAATCCTGTTGCGTATGTCCAATAAATCGGAGTGAATCCGATATTGAATCCTGCATCTTCTAAACGAACCATCATACGACTTTGTACATCTGAACGAGGTGCTGACATAACAAAGCAGAATCCTCCTGGTTTCAAAACTCGTAGACACTCTTGCCAAATTTCCAATGCAGGAACTGCTTTGTCCCAATCACGATTCATAAACGAGTATCCATAAGGTGGGTCTGTACACACCATGTCTACCGATTCGTCCTCAAGTTTCTTGAGAACTTTCAAACTATCTCCATTAATTATCTTATTCATTAAAGTCAAAAAATTTATTTGATTGTACACGCAAGTCATCAAGTGAGCAATAGTCAGGAACTTCATACTCTCCTTCTTTGCGGAATACCATAACGTATTCGTGTATCTTGCTTGTGTATCTTTTGCTTGCTACCTTACCTGCTTGCAACGGAGCAAATGGACTGATGTTCTTCATTATGATTGTATCGTGGTGAATCAACTTCTCTTTGGTAAACAAGGAAATCAAGTCGGAATGAAACGAACGAAGTCCACCACCCTTGGGACATCTCCAATCACCCACAACCCAAACACAGAATGCTCCTGGTTTCAATACACGATTAATGTGGTATCCACAAAAACCAACTTGCTTCAAAAACTTTTCGTAGGTTTCGCAATCACTAAGTTGGTTGGTTACACTTTCATACTTCTCAATGTCGTGATAAGGAGGGCAAGTGAATACCAAATCGGCAACCTCATCATCGGTGAAAGTAAGAAACAATCCATCGTTATTATAAAGTTTAGGCGATACCCCCAACTTTTTAAAATGCTCCGTAACTCGTTTATATGTCGTTGGAGAAATTTCGTAACCTTCGTATTGCCTTCCCATCTTGGATGCCACTACCGCACGGGTAGCACGACCTGCGAAGGGGTCTACGACCACACTTCCCTTCATGCTCCAATACCTAAGAATCTGTTCTGCTACTCCTGCGTGGAACTCACTAAACTTTAATCCAGGTAGGTACTTCGCATCGTCACTTCGTCTGCTTTCGTTTTCTCCATCATCCAAATATGCTTCCTTCCACGATGCCTTTGATTCTTTGGATGGTTCAAGAATACTCATAGGTAACCACCCGAATTGTTCATCAATACGACAATCGTCCCTAATGGGTAATACTTGCTTATAGACTTTCATTAAAAAGAAAAGAATTTTTGTGCAGTTGCGAGGTGTTCACTTGCAAAGTCCCAATCAAGAGCATCATAAAAATCACGCAATTTACCTTCAAGTTCTCGTTCAAACAACTTGTCCTTGTCTGCATACTTCTCAATAAACTCCATGAGTTCTGGTGGGTCTTCATATCCACGAAACGCAAGAGCATCCAAACCAAGCTCATTGTTCTTGAGATATATCCACTTGATTTTTTCTCCATTGCGAATGGGTTCTGCCTGAATCTTAAACTTCTTGATAAACTGATTATGAATAATACTTGCTTTAACATGAGCAGGAGTGCTTTTGGCACACTCACCAACAACCGCACCTTTGTCCATCATCTTTAAATACTTGGTTACATTTTTAACTGCACTTGTTTTTGCGATGTCTTGAACAGATTCGTTTTTGACTTGTCGTTTAAGAGCAACGATTTTGTCATCAATTTCTTGTTTTGGAACATCCTTCAAAATGTCTTTAAGAATCTCTGTCATAAACGCACGAAATCGTGTGGGGTAACTACTACGCACCACATCAAGACCTTTAACTTCCAATTCATCACAAGTAACACCGTTGTTGTTGATGATCCATTGTGCATATCGTTTCTTTGCCAACCAAATACTTGCTTTGGAAATAACTTCTTGTTTGATGTCGTAGCGATGTTCTTCAATGTTAAAGAATCGTTTTGCCATCACATCATAACTTTTGTTGATAAAATTCTGTACATTACCTGCAACTTCAAGAATAGCAGTTGCCATTTCATCATCGTTAGCAACATTAACATTCGGCATTGTTTTTTCAACGATAGGCAATGCTGAAAAGAACACCGAGTCAGTATCAATGTAAATACAATGATCTTCTGAATCACCAAGAGTTTTGTTGTAATAGTGATTCGCAATTTTTCTACTGAACTTAATTACCGACACACCTGTGGTTGTAACTGCTTCTGCATTATCCACATCATAAAAACGAAAGATAGGTAACCCCAATACACCATATAAAGAGTTAAGAAGAATCTTTTGTACGTGTTGTCTTCTTTTATAGAACACATACTTGGCATCGTCACCTGCGTTACCATATTCTTTCATTTTATCTTTGAATTCAACTCGTTGATTAAACCACTGTTCAAGAATCGCAGGAATAAGTCCGACCTTTTCTTTGGTATACATCACACCATTACTACTAATAGCAAGATTGTTTTCCTTCAAAAATGTTTTGAATTCATCTGCTGAATATACATCTCCACGAAATCCCACTTCGGTTTGCTCACCATCACAGAAATCTTCAGGACTCCACTTGTCAACAACACCCACTTTAGTTTCGGGTGATATATTTGTGGACATGATGATCGATGGATATAGAGATGTCAAATCCAAGTCAAACACCCACTTGTATTTGCCTGGTGTCGGAGCAGCCACATACGCACCACTAAACTTCTTTGATCCATCTCCTTTAATTTCATTGAATTTGTCACGACCATCTGGATCTTTGTTTGGTGCAACTAAATTATGTCTGCGAAGATAGGTAAGCAATGCACCTTCAAGATAACGAGACGAAAACAAAATGTCTTCATATGGAACGTGACCAACATGACAGATACTACGAGTCAATTCAATGAGTTCCATCTTTTTGTCAATCTCTACAACAATCTTTACATCATTCAAATTGTATTCAATAAACTTCTCAATGTCCGAGGAAAACAAATCATCAAGATTACCTTCATATTCAATTTTACCAATGCCAACTTCTTTGCGACCAATTGCATCCAAACGATAACTTGGTTCAACTGAGTATGTAAAGTTTTTATACAACACAAGATAATCCAAGCAACTAACACCTGCGATTACAATGCGTTTCTTAAACGGGTGATAGTATGCGTGGCCAATCGGACTCAAACGATTTGCTTCTTCTTGTCCTAATACTCTTGCAAGTCTGCGATACAAATAAGGAACATCAAATCCATCAATGTTCCAACCCGTCAATATTGTCGGACTAATCTCTTGATAGAAATCAAGAAAATGAGAAAGCAATGCTCGTTCATTATCATAAGAATAAACTGATACTTCATCATTAGAGTAGTCGGTAATTTTGTCTTCTTTATCAAGAATCAATACCACATAATTATTAGTACAACTATCGTGCCACGCAATAGCAGTAACAGGATTATTTGCTTTTTCTGTATCAGGTAAATCACCTTCCATGCTTACCTCAATATCAAAGTTCATAACGCAATGACCGGTACTCGGTTCATCATCGTCTTCGTATAAGTCAATTAGATTACGAGTTTCAATTGGTACATCTGATTCAAACAAACCCGTGTCTTCGTAACGATACCGAGTTACCTTTTCCAACTTATCACCATACATACTGCGATACATCCCGTTCGGAGATTTTTTGTATGCGTATGGTTTATTCTTGAATGTTACGAGACCTTTTTTATCGTCCCACAGATAGACCGTATGATCTTTTTTATTTACGAATATGTTTTGATACATTGAATATTATAGTATCGCAATTTATATAAAAAGTCAAGCACCGGTGCTTCCGAATCCACATTTTCCACGATCAGTCTCTGACAACTCTTCTACGATTTCAAATTCGACTTTGTGAGTTTCTGCGATTACAAGTTGTGCAATGCGTTCACCCTTTGTATAAATTTTGTCCATGTTAACTTTAGTGAGCAATGGAATAGTTGCTTGGTGTCCAAGAATTCTTGCGTGAATGTCTTCGGGTTGTGTGATGTACTTGAATCGCACAAGCAACTCTCCACGATAACCACAATCAATCAATCCAACTGAATTTGCAAGCATTAGATTTTTGTTGCTGATACTGCTTCTTGGGAAAATGTTAGTATGATAAACTTTATCATCAACACACGGTTCTATATACAAGTCTGTGTGATACTGAATGTAATCTATTCGGGACCATGCTTTTGCTTCTTCATTGTATTCACCCGAAATTGCTGGATGTGATGATGCAACTAGATCATATCCTACATCATACTGCGTTAAATTTTTTGGTACAATAGTTCCAGTATTTTTTATCTTAATTTTCATTCAAATATAATATCGCATCTTCAAAGGTATTGACAACCTTAATATCATTTTCTTTTGCTTCGTGTTCAAGTAGATGTCTCCAAAACTTAATGGTTGGCCACATATGATTTTGATTTATTTCCAACAAATTTTGTTTATGTCGTTCTTCATCAATGGTAACAAGAACATTAGGTTTAATAGGCCATTCCCAAAAACTTCTTGCACTCCACACTTCGGGTATACTTAAAATTACATCAGTTTCATTTGTATAATCTTCAAGAACTTTCCAAGAATCACGTGAAAATTGAACTGCGAGTTCGTGTTCATCAATTAAAGGTGACGAATATATTTTGTCGGAGAACTCTTTTTTGTCAAAGTGAGATGGCCAACCAATTGCTTCTCCAATTATTTTATCGCAATCTACAAACCCAAGTGATTTACTATGATATGTTTTTCCTGAATGTCTAACTGCTGATATTATTTTCATTTGGATAATATTTTTCTATAAGTTTAACAATAACATCTCCGTGACAAGATTTGGGTTTACACCAACAACCAAGTATTTTTCCTTTGAGTGTTTTGAGTTCTTCAATAAGTTGAGGTTGATTTTCAATCCATTCTTCATAACTTTGAATTGCTTCTGATTTACTTGCAACACGATACTTTGCGAGAGTTCCGTCTTTAGAAGAAAATGGATTACCCCACGAAGAAGGCCTTCCAATGTAGACATCATATTCTGATTTCTTGCAGTGGACTACTTTAGTTGTATTTGTGTTTATTTCTAAGTTAGAATAAAATGATAAATTAACTTTTGGTTGTGTCATCCAAATCTATATCTGTATCTTTATCAATGTCTTCTATATTGGAAAATAATTCGTTAACGAAGTCAAACTCAAGCTGTTGATTTTGAAACTCTGGTTGATTTACCTCAGAGTAATTTACATCAGTTGAATGATTATCTTCGTTTACGAATTCGAGGTGTCCATCAAAATGGAAACCTGATCCTCTTAAAAACAACTCAAACGCATTTATTACGTCACCTAAAGTTTCTTCTGTTGTAGAGTGTCTTGTTCTTGATACAAGATTATCATCAGAATCTCTCCATGTGTAATCAAATGTGAATTTTGCTGTATTGTCGTATTTCATATATACATAAATATATACAATTAAACTCCAAACGTAAAGTCTTTATTTTTTCTGAGAACCTAACATAACAGCTTTTAACACTATTTGCGTATATAGTTGGATAAAAACGATACTCAACCAGTTAAAAAATGTATACTCAATTTGTAAATTTAATAGTGTATTAAAAGACCAAATTAGTCCAAGTGGTAAAAATATTAAACCAGTTATTCCTAGAAAAAATGTAGTTAACTTTGATGTATCCAATTCCATGTTTACTTTCTTATGTCACAAATCTTTTCGTGTAATATTTTGATGTCATCTTCTGTCATTCCAAATATTGCTTCAACTCCTTCAACCATTTTATCAAATGAAATAATTGTTCCTGCTTCTACCGGATCGGCCTCTGATTCTACAATTTCGTACTTCAACTCAAGTGCATCATCTTGTACTTCTGCAAGTTTGCATAATGTCATGTGTTCGTATAATGCAACAAAGTCATCTACGGAGCAAGTTGTTAAAAAGTCCAATGACTCTTGTTCAATTCTATTTTCTTCGGAATTCATTTTATATTATTGATTTAAGGTTATGTATATGTATAAATATATATTATAGTTTGAAAATGTCAATTCTTTTTCCATATCCAGATGGGTTCTGCGAATGCTACATTCTTTGTTTCTTCGGTAATTTCTTTGAGGTCTTCCGAGAAATATTCACTTTTGGCATTACCTGCTCCACCTGAGTTGAATCGTTTAGTCATTTCCATTCCGATGCAACCCTGATACTTCAATCCACATGATTTAATAAAGTCATTCATTGGATTGGTGATTTCTACATAGTCGTTGATTGGTGCATTGAATACATCTGCGATATTGACTGCGAGAATTCCACCCAACTTTAATGTGGGAATAAGTTTCTGAATAGTTGCGTGTAAAAAGTTAACGTTCCAATCATCTATTTTTTTGTAACGAACCCACGATTGAGTATCATCTTCCGAATACTTTTCTGTGTTAAAATAAGGTGGACTTGTAAAAATGGTATCAAAGAAGTTTTCGTATTTAGAATAATCTACATCTTCTGCTGGACTATCAATCAATTCAACTTCTCTGTTATGTTCAAAGAAGGTAGAATACTTTTTGTAGAACTCAATCTGCTTTTGATAATTAGGGTGGTTGTTGCTATTAGGATCAATCCCAACGTAATGTTCGGTGGTTTCACCTGTGTAGAATCCTGCTAATCTATCTCCCCATCCTGCACTAAAGTCTAATACATTTCTGCTTTTAAAGTGATCGTAAAATGCTTTTGCTACTGCCGGTTTGAATTGTGATGCGACATACTTACGAAGAGTTGTAGCAACACGAAGAGTATTAACATCAACACGATTGAGAACTTTATCTAATGTCCAATAAGCACGAACGATTGTTTTGATTCCTTTAACAGTTTGCCACGTCTTCCACCCACTCGGAGTTCTTGTCCAATCTACTTTCCAACGATTTTCTACGTGAAACGGATTAGACGCATTGTTACCCGAGTTGTTTCTTTTTAATAGAAACTGAGAACCTTTATAGTTCAAGTGATAGTTGCTTTTTCTTTCGTTGCGAGGAAACCACTTTCTTTCAACGAGAACATCGTTATGCTTGATTCCTTTTAACTTGTTTAAACTATCAAGGGTTTGTTTATCACTAATCTCGGGTAACGGAGCAGGATAAGTATGCAATACTTTTGCTAGTTCTTCTACGACATCTTCTTTCTCATACTTTTGCATGAGGTTTTTCCACTCGTCTTCTTCAATGAGAAGATATGGTTTCATGTCGTAGAACTTTTTGAAATGCTCTTTTAGCATTTTAATTTTTTGACTCAACCTGATAATTGTCGGGAAGATTACCCCGTTCTGCATCCCGTTTTGCTCTATGTGATTTTATATGTTCAAGAACACTCGGATCAACATTTTTAGTTTCAGACTGACCACCATTTGTCTCTTTCACAATTTTATTAACAGGTTGAAATCCAGTTTCTACATCTGTTAATGATGCAGAGTTTTCGGTGGTTTTCTTTGTGTCAGAGTATCTTGTTTGTGTGGGTGGCATACTTGCTTCGGTTAATTTTTCTGGATTGATCTGCAAATCAGATGTCGTTGCAATATTTTCTATTGTATCGTGAATATCACTATATTTTTTTTGAGAATAAACTTGATTGTTTATCGTAATATTCTTTTTTGTTTCTGTGTTCACAATGTTTTTGTCAGTAACCTTAATCAAAGACTCGATTTCTTCTTCAGTAACTTTCTCAACTACATTTTCAGTTGTGGTTGTTTCAGTTGTAGTTAAATCTACTGTTCTAAATTCATCATCTGATTCAGTTTCGTCTGTTGATTTAATTTTATTTCTAAGATGATTTTCAAAAACCGATAGCAGACCCGTTACAGGTTTTTTATCAAATGACTCTTCATATTTATCTTTATCTTGTAAAGAGTCTACTGACATTTCCTGTACCGGATCTACTTTTTTATTTTTTTCTGAAAATCCTTTTGCTACTTTTTTAAACTTCTCGTCTATATTATCTAATGACATTGTTTACTCCTGCTTTGGAACTAGGGGTTTAATTTCGTTTGTTATCCGATCCACTCAAATAAAAGAGTTGGCCTACCAATCTCTCCTTCAACTTTTCCTGCGGTTTTTATAGTTCCCGTTTCGAGTGCCTTTTTAACACGAAACCGAAGAGTAATTGGAACGGCATCTGGATGACTTTTTTCTAAATCAGATATACTGAATTTTCCGTTTGGCCAATTCACTACTAACTTCTTTTTGCTGGGAAGTTTTAGTTCTGTTTCAACTTTAATAGTATTATTTGTATTTTTCATAATTATATTATATTAAATTGAAAACATTCGGTCAATCTTTTTTTGATTCTGCTACCGAGGCCTTTCTGTAATCTGTTGCCAATTTTTTAATTTCACCAATTGCTTTTCTAGCTCTGGTTCCAGATACTTTAGTACCCGACTCTGCGTTTTGGTTGTGATTTTCATCAAATGCTTCGTATAAAGCCTTGATTTGTTCATATAGGTCTGTTGTGTTGCTCATAATTTTATATTTAAGGGTTAATGTTAATATATTATATAATGTTTGAAATTGATGCAAGAAAAAAAGTTAAGCAAATAAAATAGTATAAGAGTCTTCATCGGATGTTATATTCATAAAAGAAAACACCCACCGTTGAGTTTTCATGTGTTGAACGAACTCTGCATATGCTTGTTCTGTTTTTTCTATTTTAAATAACCGACCCGCAACCTGCACGACCTCGTATTTATTTAGAAATGTGGTCCAATTAAGCTCACTTTCATTTGCAAGTAGATATTCATGTAAATATTTTTTTAAAGATTTCTCGTTATGTGCGAATAGATTTTGTAAGTGATCTTGGTTTTCTGAACTTGGAGTTTCGATTAATTGTGCAATTACTCCGTGTAGTTCCTTAAAATTATCTGCCAACTCTTTTACAAATTTTTTGGAAGTAAATGCAAGTTCTACAAAAATTAGAGAGGAATATGTGTTAAATTTTTCACTGTCCATTTATTTACACTATTGTTATATTTTCAAAATGTCAAACAATTTAACATTGATTTTTTTTTAAAATGTTTTATTATAGAGTTATGTATCAATATGTAAGTGGTTCTGATAACTTGGTTCTTTTGTTAACTCACTACTGGACTCCCTTGAATGTGACATCTGCTAAAGAAGGTTTAAAGAAGTTAATGGGTGCAAAAGAGCGATTTCACAAAACAAGACCAAAGGTTATGGCAGTTGCAAGTGACGGAACTACGTGTGACTGGGATACTTGGATCGAATATAAGCATGGATTTTATCCAAACCAACCATTTGTTCGTTCTGTTAATCATGTTATACCCGTTCCAACTATATTATTAACAACTGCAAACTTTACATATAATACGAAACGAAAACCTTCTCTAAAATATCTGTATAAAAAATACGAAGGATTGTGCCAAATATGTGGAAATCATTTTCCTCAAAATCAATTAACTATAGAGCACATCAAACCCAAGAGCAAGGGGGGTGATAACGACTATTTTAATTTGACACTCACGTGCGTCAAATGTAATTCACGAAAAGGAAGTATATTTCCTTATTATGATTTTAAAGGAGATATTCTTAAAGCAGAACCACCAAAACCATTTTACGAAGTGGGTGGTGTTGGTCGTGAAGAATGGAAACCGTTTCTTTTTAAAAATTCGTCTTTTTAATTGTTGACATTTCTTATAAAAATAAGTACAATAGCAACATAATCAAATCTTCCTATGTAGATAACATAGGCAAAAGGTCTAATAAGAGGTGTCCAATCCATGTTTAATGATAGGGGCAAGTTTTTCTTTTGTGCATCGGTGGCTCGAATGGCTAGGCAAGGGACTGCAAATCCCTATCATGCAGGTTCGAGTCCTGTCCGATGCTCCATATCAATTTTATGCCACTTTAGCTCAGATGGTAGAGCACCTCACTTGTAATGAGGATGTCGTCAGTTCGATCCTGACAAGTGGCTCCATTTTATGTCGGGATATAGCGTAGCCTGGTATCGCGCTTGCTTTGGGAGCAAGAGGTCGCAGGTTCAAATCCTGCTATCCCGACCATAGTTTTATTGTTTTGCTCGGTAGCTCAGTGGCAGAGCAGGTGACTGTTAATCACTTTGTCGTTGGTTCGACCCCAACCCGAGCAGCCAAACTTGTCTCCACCTATTTTAAAATAACATAGTCATAAAAATAGAAAAAGAACCAAAGAACTCTGCAAGTTGAAAGACAAAAATCATTGCATCATTAATTGACCACACCGCTATAACCGAGTCATACGGTGGTAAGCAGTTGATGGTAACTGCTAGTGTTTATTATAAACCATAACTTTTTTGTAATAGATATATATTTATTGTTTATGAAGTCCGAAAATATTGTTTGTGAAGAGTGGATAGGTTATAAACCTAATATGCCTGTTCAAGTTGTTGGTGTTAAAAACGGAAAGATTACCGGTGATGGTAGTGGTGTTGAGATATTCAAGAACCTCAAAGACGCACAACGCAGATACGATGATCTCAATCCTGAAGAAAACTCAATGAGATTTACATGGGTAACCAAAGGAGAAGTTAAAGGAAAAGACGCCGGACGATTTGAAACATGGAGAGCATATAAAATGTATTCTATGGAAGAACAGATATTTCAAGATACAATGAAAGAAGCAAAATTCAATGCTCGTATTCTTCCTGCTAATTTAGAAGATATTGAAATGAAAACTTTAATTGTTGCAATTGGAAGTGCAGTCGTTGGGTTATTAGATAAAATTAAAAAGAACACAGGTTCTAATGCTAATCCAGTAAGTTTGCAAGTAATAAAAGGTGGAGATGCTATCAAGTCTGCACTCAAAGATAAAATAGATTTAAAAGGCAAAGAAGCACTCGTAGCATTTTTTAAAGAAACAAACAAGCATTTTGCAGGAAATGCACCTGTAATATCAAGTATAGTGAGGAAATATAAATTGAAATCAGATAAATATAGTGGTAAGGTATTTGCAGAACAAGAAACAAAATTACGTGAACTTGTTCGTGGTTATTTAAAAAATAAACTTAATATGAACGAAGCAAAAAAAAGCAAAATGATTCCTATGGAGAAATATGGAGCTGCGTTCATGGTTGATAACGGACATCTTATGTCGGTTGCTATGAATCGGGATGGTAGTCTTGAAACATTTGATGGTGACTTGGATTGGGGTGAAGTAACTGCTCCAGAATCTCAAAAGTTTCTTGATGACATCAACAAAAAGTTCAAGACGAAGTTCAAGATGGATGACTTCGCAGGACGATAAATTTCTATAAAAATTGCGTTTATCGTATATTTATAGACATGGCAGATAAAAAAGAATTTAAAGGAAAACCCTTTTCAAAGGAAGATAGAGAACAGGCATTGAAAGATATTGTTCCATCTAATATGGATGATAAAAGAACCGTATGTAATGTTGTTCGTTTGATATTTGAAAATTCCCAAGACGAAGCATATAATCTCGGAGCAATTCGTGAATTGGCATTAGAAGCAATGTGGATGGGTAAACGAATGAACGACAAACTTACTGATTATCGTCAAAAAGAAATGTACGAAGAGTATCTTGATCAAAAAGAAAGTCATTTAAATTCAAACTACGATATGTATCCTGCTCAGGGTAATTGGGACTAATTTCCACATCATCTGATATGTATATATTGGAATGACTAAACCCAAGTGTACAAAAACATCATGCTTGTATCCAGAAACGTGTGACTGGAATAATATGTGCATGACAGAGCAACTTGAAATAAGTAATTCTGTAAGACTTAATGAAACCTCAATTGATAAGATTGGGGTTCTTTTGTGTCATGGGTTTCTATCTAAACACGAACAAATGGTCCCACTAAGCAATTATATATACGAAGCCCTTGGGTGGGAAACTAGTTTAGTTGAATTAACCGGACATGGATATGATCAAGAAAACATTGCAACTGCAACTTGGAACAACTGGGTTGATGATGTAAAAGAAAAGTATTTAAGTTTAAGGCAACGATGTGATAAAGTTTATATGATTGGGTTCTCGTTGGGTGGTTGTGTATCTGCATATGTTGCTAGTTTAAAAAGCATACGACCTGAAGGTTTGATTATTGTAAATGGTGTGTTTGGTGTTAAGAATGTTTTCAACAAACTTCTTCCTGGTGTAATGATCTACAACAAAGTATGCAGTAAATTGAAACTTCAAAAGATTATGTTGGAATCGATAACCAACGATAGTGAAGATCCTGATTTGAATCAACCTCTTGTGAATTTGTCGGCAACAAACGAATTGCGTAAAATGTCTAAAATAGCAGGTACTATATTACAAGATGTTAAGTGTCCTACATTTTTAATTCAAGAATACAATGATCCAACTGTATTTTATGGAAGTGGAAAACGAGCATTCAAAAAACTAGGTGCTACTTTCAAACGATTTTATACAACCAAGTTAAATACTCATCTTACGATTCATGACAAAGGACTTGAGTGTAGTGTGTTTTGTAAAGTCTTGGAATTTTTAAAAGATGTTGAAAAGGATGATTTCGTTAATATTGCTCATCGTGGAGCAAGTGGTGATTTTACTGAAAACACCCTGCAGGCATTTGAAGAAGCAATTGATCGTGGTTGTGATGCAATTGAATTTGATGTACAAATTATAGGAAGTCGTTTTAGAATATTTCACGACCGTAACTTTCATAGAATGTTTGGGATTGATATTGAAACAAATAAAATATCGGAAGCTGAGGTATCTAAATTAGTTTATCCGAACCTTGAGAAACTTCCTACCTTACAAGAAGCACTTGATTGTATAAATGGTCGTGTTGATGTTAACATTGAAGTCAAAAGTAATCAAGTTGCTGTAAACATTGCTAATATAGCAGAATCATATTTAGGAAAACCAGAGTGGAAAAACAAAAGCATTACTTTATCGTGTTTTAGTTTTGCTACTATAAACACATTGTATAGATTCCGTAAAAAAGCAAAACTTTCATATTTGTTGTACGACCAGTATTGTAATTTAGAAGAAATCAAACGACTTAAAGATGATTATATTAAATACAACATTCATTCGTTGAATCTTCCACTTGAAAGTATTTCCAAGCAAATCATTGAATATTGCAACGACAACAATATTAGAATATATGTATATACCGTAAATGAAATCAAACAAATTCGTTATTTACGAGAGTTGGGTGTGAGTGGTGTATTTACTGACTTTCCTAAATTGATAAGATAAAGTTGTTTTAATATATATTTATTCATCATGGATGTCGTTGAACATTATCTATCGGAGATTGATTTAACCGATGTTTCTTCTGAGTTAAGAACTTTGTTGAGTGAAGCTGCCACTACAAATGCCTCGGATGCCGAAGTTGCTATATGTGTTGCGTATAACATCAAACAAGGTAAGAACGAGGTAGATGCTCTTAAATCGGCAGGTGTAGACAAATCAACCTGGAAAAAGATTAAAGCAAACAAATTAGTATATAGTGCAGGTAAAAAAGTTGCGAAAGGATTAAAGAACATCGGAGGTACTTTAATATGGTCAGGAAAAACATCTGCATCTACATTTTACAAAAACGGAAAAAAAGAAGCATCAAAAGCAGACTTAATAGGAAACAATCGTAATCGGTTATCGGTGAAGCAAGCAAGTGGTTCTGCAAAAAGTGCTCAACTTGTTAGTGGAACTTCGGGTGAAGCAAGAGGAGTATTTGAGTTTGCAGTTAAACATCTTGAAGCAAGTGGTGGAAAACTGACATCTGATTCTGAGATTAAAGAGTTGTTTGATATTTTTGAAAAAGAAATGTCAAAAGCAATTCGTACTGATATAAATGTGGAAGTCGGAAAAGGTAAAAAGGATTTTCGTGATTGGGTTATATCTGACAGTGGTCGTTATGATGTTGTTAAGTCAAAAGCAAAGCAAGCAACGGACGATGAAATAAAACGACACATTCGTGCAGAGTTGGCAGTTAATAATGCTATATCAAATGCAGATGCTCCAAAACTTCAAGGAGATTACATCAAAGGAGTTAAACCATTAACTGCAAAGCAAATCAGCAAAATGCGTTCTGATTATATTTCATCGGATATGAAAATTGGTGATGTTACAATTGCTAAAGATTATCTTGAAAAAGCAAATGTACCTTCTGATTTATTAACCAAGGAAGCACTTAGAACTCAAATAATGGATTTGATTGATGTGGCATTAAAAGCAGATACTTGGAAAACTCGTATTCGTGAGATTATGCAAAACAACGCAGAGCTTAAAAAGTGGATTGTTTATGAAGCTGCAAGTGGTCTTGGTAAGTTTACAGGTAAAGCATCTAAAGGAGGAAATTACTTTGGTGATAATACTGCGGTTGCTAACAAGATATTGGTATTTGATTCTAAAGGTGTAAAAAAAGTACACGATTTATTCAAGTGGTCACAAAGCAATGGTAATCTTTGTAATAATGTAGATATTAGTTTCAAAGGAAGTGGTCGCAGAAAATTCATTAAGTTTGGATTGGCTGCTGAATCTATTGATAGCAATATAGATAACATCATAAACGAAGAATACAACAAACTTGAAGATCAATTGAAACTGCTTAACGAAGGTAAAATTTGGGACACCATAAAAAGTGGATTTGATTCTGCGTCAACTTGGGTTAAATCATCGTATGATAAAATTGAAGTTTTACTTTTGCAATTTTATGAAAAGGTTGTAAAGGGAGTTCTTGATTACTTTTGGGAACTATTTCAAAAAGGATTGAGTCCCGTACTTGAAAAAATGGGATTCATTATGGAAGGTGTATGTTCGTTATCTGTTCCTGTTTGGTAATAAAACATCTTTGATATATATTTATTGTCGTGGATATAGTAGAACATTATATTAAAAACATAGATACTTCTTTTGAAGTTGATGATATATTATGTGAACTTGCATTGCACGATTTGTTTAAACGAGATAACAAGCAACGATTCATTGACAAAGTTGATGGTAACGAAGTTCTTGATGATAAAAACAATCCTCTTAAAATTAAAAGTGGTACTACTGCTTTATGGAAAGATATGAAGAAGCAACTTTTATCTGCAACAGACAAAGATGGAATTGCTGATTGGGGTGGTCGTGGTGAAACCAAGATAAAACAACTATTTGGTGTTCCTATTAGTAAAATAGGCAAATCTCAGAATGATATGAGTGGGGGAGCAAGTAGTGGAAATCCAAGTGGAGAAGATTGGGAAGCAATGATTGCTATTGGTCTTGCTACTATTGAAAAGAAAGACCCATCAAAAGAAGTACCTGACGAATGGTCAAGAATAGATCGAAAGGGTTTTTGGGATAGTGAATTTAATCGTGACATCGCAGAAAAGATTGCAAGTGCATTTAAGAAAAACGGATATGCACCCATTTCGCAAACTGGTAGTGGAAAGGGTGGTGTGGGTGTATCAAGTGAATGGGGAGAGATATTCAAAGAATACGGAAGTGGTAGTATGAACAAAACTCCAAAGACTGACCTCAAGGGAGGTTCAAAGAAAATTTCATTAAAAAAAGCAGGTGGTTCTCAAGCAATGAGTGCCAAGCAAGCTGAAGCAGCTTCTACATTCGGAGCAGCTGTTAGTATGTATGGTAAAAATTATCCAAGTAGTGTAAATAAAATCTTAGATTCATTTAAGAGTTCAATTCTTGATTTATCTGAAAGTGGTTACCGTGGTAGTATATCTGCTCTTGAAAAAGACATCAACGCAAGTGAAGGTGATCCAAAGAAAATGAAGAAACTTAAACCAGTAGTTGATAATTTGAAGCAAGCAAGAGATGATGGTAAGTTTATTACATCTGAAATGAATCGTTTGTTTTTAAGTGATTCAAAATTCAAAGATTTATTTGTATTTGAAGCTGCTACCGGTTCTGTTAAGTTTGGTGATTCTTCGGAAAGTCGTGCTGATACTATGGTGGAAATTGATACTGATAGTGGTAAAATTACATCGCAATACAAAATGAATTCTCCAAGTGATATTTCTTCGTTAGCAAGTCAATACAAGTTTTATTTGTCATTCAAAACAAGTGGTAATAGCACTCCTTATATGGCACTTAGAGGAAATATGGAACAAGACCCAAAGAAGGTTACTGCGTGGATGAAGAAGCAGGTTGTAGAAAATAAAAACTTTTCAACGATATGTCCAACATTTTCTACTATTATTCAAGAAGGTTTCAAACAAGACGATTTTGGAAAAAGATTATTAACTGAATCAAGTTTCCAAAATCTCAATGAGTGGCAATTACTTAAAAAAGTTCGTGACGGAATAACATCTGTTAGCAACAAGGTAAAAGACCGTTTTGTTAAAATATGGAATTGGATTTCCGAACGAGTTTCTGTTGCATTTGATTGGTTAAAGAAGCAAGGAGCAAAAGCACTTGTTTATCTTCAAAAGTTTTTTGGAGTGAAACTTGACAAGTGTGGAATAAATGGAAAGATAGAACTTTTCTCTGCTTAATTACTTCTTGTAAAACACAAAGATAGGTTCGTACTTGTGCAACTCTCCGTTTATTTGACAACAATTTTTTATCGTTGTTCTATCTCCACGCATTGTTGCCATAAGCATTTTAAGAGTTTCAACATACTCAAGACCGTATTCGTGTAAAATATTTTTGCTATCTTCTTCAAGTGGTATATATCCACCATCGTGTGTGATGTCCGCAATATTCCACAATAAATACCTGTCGTTTCTTAAATACTGAGATGCAGTTCTTAATGTGGGACGAAGAAAGTTTTCTTTCCAATCTTCATACGATGGAAACTTCTTGAAACTCTGAGATTCATCTGCTGAATATTGCTCTCTATTAAAATATGGTGGACTTGTAAATACTAAATCAAATGTTCCTTTGTATTTTTCAAATTCTTTGTTTCGGTGAATGACCTCACTTCCGTCTTGAAACAAGTCGTGTGTATTGCGATGACCAAAAAACGGATTACCACCATTGGTTTTGTCGTTGAAAAAATCTGCTACATATTCGTATCTTGATTTATTGAGTTCATTTATATAGTTGTCTGTATTTGGGTCTGTTCCAACATAATGTATTTGACGATCATCTATACTCATAGCACCAAGTATTCTTCCTCCCCAACCTGCACTTGGATCATATACGGTGAGATCATTTTTGTTTTCAATGTGATCTGTATATTTTTGATAAACAAACTTTGCAGTTAGTGGTGGAAAGTTTACGGCAGGATGTCTTCCGAGTCCAAGACGAAGTGCTTCCATTGCGGATGGAAAGATAGTTGATGTTTTGTTGTAGTAACGAACACTAAATTTATATTGAGTTTCATCAAGTGTATCAAGTTTATCAAAATCTGTATTAAAGTCTGTTGTTCGTTCTAAATTGCTGATATTGTTTTGTTCAAGCAAACCTTCTTTATGCAACTGAAGTATTTGTTGAGCAGATAACAATAAATGATTTTCTTCATAGTCTTCAAACTTTCTTTCGGTGAAAAGTTCAATGATCCAAAAGTCATTGTTGGGATATAAATGTTTTTCTGCTATAAAGTTTCTAATCCAAGTTTCTCCATCGTTTGTTGGATATGGTACTTCATCATCATTTTTTCTTATGGTTTTTCCGTGGGCAAAAAAAGCATCTCGTCTGATGGTTCTTCTCATTGTAACATGGAAACTATCTCGTTTATCTGGATCAACAAAGTAATCGTAAATGCTTTCTGAGTGTGTACCTGTTTGTAATGCCATTTTTGTTTTAAGCATTGTTGGAAAAAACTGATCAATTACGGTTGCAAACTTGTTAAAGTTTTTAATGATTGTGTTTGTTTTGTCAAGTTCATCGTAATGTAGAAACTTGCTAACATCATATCGTTGTAGTTTGTTAAATTGAGCAATAATGTCTTTTTCTATTTTACCACTTCTCGGTGGAATTCCACTTTTATCCCATGTAGTAACAATATAATCTCGTAAATCATCCAACCAAATTTCAAGTTCTTCTTTACTTTTTAACAACAACTGATGAAAGGTGATGTTTTGATCCCACTCTACGAGGTTGTTTTTCTCGTAAAAATATTTCTTCATTTCTTGTAAAACACAAAGATAGGTTCGTACTTTTGCAACTCTCCGTTTATCTTGCAACAATTCTTAACCGTTTCTGCTTTAACACCACGCATTGTTGTCATAAGCATTTTAAGAGTTTCTACATACTCAAGTCCGTATTCCGCAAGAATATCACGACTATCTTTTTCTAATGGCATAAATCCGTCTCCGTCTGCGATGTCTGCGATATTCCAAAGTAGATATCTATCGTTCTTCAAATACTCGGCAGCCGTTTTCAAAGTAGGACGAAGAAAGTTGTCTCTCCAATCTGCATACTCTGGAAACTTTTTGAAACTCTGAGATTCATCTGCTGAATATTGTTCACGATTAAAATAGGGTGGACTTGTAAAAACCAAATCAAGTTTGCCTTTATATTTTTGGAAACTTGGATTATTAGAAATTTCTTCACTTCCATTTTGATAAACATCGTATGTGTTACGATGACCAAAAAACGGATTACCTCCGTTTGTTTTATCATTAAAGAAGTCGGCAAGATATTCGTAACGACTTTTACCAAGTTCATCAATATAATTGTCGGTGTTTGGGTCAGTTCCGATATAATGAATCTGACGATCATGTACTGACATAGCACCAAGAATACGACCACCCCATCCTGCACTTGGATCATATATATGAAGATTGCTTTTATCTTGAATGTGATCTGTGTACTTCTGATAAATGTACTTTGCAGTCAACGGAGGAAAGTTTACTGCTGGTTGACTCAAACCCAACTTAAATGCTTCCATTGCTGATGGAAAGATTCTTGAGTTTTTGTCGTAATATCTAATGCTAAAACGAAACTCTACTTCTTTGTCATCTTCTAATATAACATCATTTATATTTTCAATATCATCACCAAAATTTGCAGTTCTTTCTAAATTTCTGATGTTGTTGATTTCAAGCAAACCTTCTTTGTGTAATTTCTTTATTTGCTTTGCCGTAAGCATCAAACTACTTTCTTCGTATGAATCAAACTTCTTTTCGGTAAACAACTCAATAATCCAAAAGTCATTGTGTGGATGAAGATGTTTTTCTTTAACGAAATTACGAATCCAATCTTCTGCGTTTTCAGTTGGACACGGAACGTCATAATCATTTTTCTTGATTGTTCTTCCGTGAGCATAAAACGAATCTCTTCGTACCGTTCGTCTCATACAGGTGTGGAAACTTTCTCGTTTCTCTGGATTAGCAAAGCAATCGTAAACACTCCAAGATGTATGCTTACTTGAACCTATTTTAGTTTTAAGCATTGTTGGAAAAAACTGATCAACTACGGTTGCGAACTTGTTAAAGTTTTTGACGATGGTATTTGTTCCGTCCATTTCGTCTTTGTGCTGAAACTTATATACATTGTATCCAGACAATTTATTTAAGTTGGCAATAATACCCTTTTCGTTTTTGCCTGTTCTTGGTGGGAGGCCTTTGTTGTCCCATGTATCTACAATATAAGTTCTAAGTTCATCAATCCACTTGGTTAACTCTGTACCATTCTTCTGAAGAAGTTCGTGGAATGTAATATTAACTCTACATTCTGCAAGATTGTTTTTTTCGTAAAAGTATTTTTTCATTGTCTCCAAAAGTGCGATGCACAAGCACCACCTAGATTATAGAATAGTACATCTCCTTCCAATTTGCAACCATTTTCTTTTAACCAATCCCATGCTTTTTTGTCCCAATTACCATTACAAGGAAACGGTGTATATACTTGATCCAGATCATCTGCAAACTCATGTGGGGTTTCGTGGATTTCGGTTACGTGGTTATGCTTTCCGTTTTTTGTATAGAATACACCCCACGATGTTAACTTAGTTTCAATGGAAGACTCTGATGCAGTTGTTATGAGATGTGCTTTCTTTATGTCACTCTGATGTAATTGAAAATGTCTTTCTCCGAAAAAACCCTGAAGTAGTCCTGATGGTGTTACTCCACTACCTGCATTTACAACAAGGTGTTTAATGTTTTTGTCTGAGTTCTCTTCAAGTAGAGTTTGCATTCGTGTTTTGAAATAACCTACATAATCTGGATGATCAAACGCATATGGCATCATTTGATATCCGTTTTTGTTTGCAAGAATATTAACCGAACTTGTTACTATACTAAGAATGTTTGGTTTCATTGGGACCAACTCTGCCCCAAGACTTTCTATTTTTTCAAGTGCTTTTTTGGGATAGTCTTTCGTATTAGGGTATGCAATCTTAATATCAAATCCAAGTTCACGACCCATATATGCCAATGCCCAACCACTATAACTTACAGCAACTGACAGATGGATTATAGGTTTGTTTCTTGTAAGTTTTTCAACCGAGTATGTCTGATTCTTGTTATTGTCATCAGTAAATGCCCCATCACTTTCAAGGACTCTACGAATGCCTTCTAACTTTGCCCACGGTGGTAAATCTAAATTTCCGTTTAGCAAATCGTCACGTTTTACGTAAACTTTTTTTTCTCCACATAAATGTTCTTCGAGTGGAGTATCAAAATTAAAGGAGAGCATCTAAGTGTTTTTGTTCACATTCAATATCCATTATTACATGGAAACGATAATTCTCTGAGTTGTTTACAACCCAATGAGGTTTTCTTTTATCCATATAATAATATTCTCCCGTTTTCAAACGGAAGTCTTCTGTTTCACCATCAAGTCCTACTTGAGTGAATATACATTCTTCGTCAACTTGAATGGGAAAGTGAATTCTTAATGAACGACCAAGTTTTGGTCCATTCTTTGTTTGGTAATTCCAACTATCGTGACCAATATCGGTATGTCTTTGAATCACTCCGTTTTTTGGTTCTACTCTAGTAATAACCAACCAAGTACACTTTTCAACTGATGTAATTTCATTTACAACCTTTGCAAGTTTAGGAATTTTTTCAAGAATGGTATAATCAATTTTACTATTTGGATTAATCGGAACAACTTCAACTGTGTACCAAGTTTTTTCGGGTCCTCCATAGTTTCCATTGATTCCATCGTAACTCCAAGGATTAACTGCTTCTTTGTAATCTTTAATTTCTTGAACAAGTTCTGCACATTCTTTTTTGTTGATAGAATTTATCTTCATTTTCTGGATTTTGATGTCTTCATACTTTGAAACACCGGGTTGTTTCAACTCACCACTATACCAAATACCACGAACCTCAGAACCAACCGCAGTTACTTTACTGCTTAACCAAGTTGCTTTTATTGCTTTGCAAAAATCTTTATCTTGTTTCAGTTCCATATTAACATCTGTTAAAAACAAATCGCACTTGGTATCAAACAAATCATTTTCTAATGTTCGTTTACTTTCAATATCTGCTATTAAGTCTTCTAGGTGTCCATCAACATAAGCAAATCTTGTTATCTGTAAATCACCGGTCTTGATTGTTCCTACTACATCTTCTGCTACATCTTTTATTCCACGATTAGATTTACATTCTGAACAAATATATGCCCACAAAAGTTTGCCATAAAATGTTTTATGAAAGAATCTACCTTTTTGATCTGCTTCATATAAATTCTTCCAGTTTATTTTTTTGAATGGATCAAGGTTTGGTTCTTTGCAGGCAATGGGTTGATTTTTCCATTGTGGTGGAACATCATACTCTTGGAAGAATTTTGCGTACTCTTTATACTTGTCTTTTATTTCATCTGAAATTTCGTCTTTGACTTTTACTTTTTTTGTTTTCTTTTCTTTTACTGAAACCATTTGTTTTCTTGCCTTTCTAAAATTGCATTATTCACTTTATTTTCTAAACAATTCTCTATAATTTTTTTTAAGTTTTCGTGATCGTTTTTTTCCCCAAGGAAATCCCACGATGTGTGGTTGTAATAAAATGCTTTGTTTGTTTGTAGTAATTCTTCACGTAAATCTGTTCCTAGTGTATCTATATGTGCGGTTTTTATATTACCACTGTTTATTAAGGATAGCAAGGCTGTATTATCGTGGCAATCTGATCTAGATATTGATACAAAGTTTATGTTTCTGCAATTTTCAAATAATTTTTCATTGAACATATTTTTCGTGGAATCATTTAATGATACCGTTGCAATAACATTCTTTATATTAGATGATGACATAATCTGTTGAATTGTTTCTTCATCTGTTTTTGAATCAACAACCGAAATAAAATGTTCAACGATACCTTGAACTTTTTTAGAAATGACACCATTACCAAATATAACACAATCACCGTCTACAAGTTTATCTTTGATCCAATAAGCACATCCGTTTGTATTCGGACTAGTTGCAACTACACCTATATTATGCTTTTTGCACAACTTTAAGTTTACTGAATCTACTCCATGACCACGGTGAACCACCCACTCAAGGTTTGGATACCGATCAAGTGTAGTTTTTCCTACTTTACTGAACTTAGTTGAGATAACCTTAATTTCATTTGAAGGAATTCCGTCTGCTTTTTGCATTGCACCAAGAATATGGGCATCGGGAATAAACTTCTCTATATCAGCAAGATCGGATTTATCTTTTATTAAGGTATTCATTTTTATACTCTATACTAAACGAATACTCATCAAATATCAAGTATATAATATAATTTATGCCAACTCGGTAACTTTGATTCTCGCAGATACATGACCAAGATTTCTATTTAGATATTCTGTTGGAACTTTGTTTTCAATGAACAACTCGTTAAAGTATTGATCAATAGTATCTTGTTCTTTTTTAAGATAATCTGTATGGCATCCTTGTTGAAATGTTTTTTTGGGTCTCCAGAGCAACTCATCTGAAATTTCTCCTTCAAATGCTTTTCGCAAAACATATTTCATTATGTTTCCTTTGCCATCTGCTTCATCTCTGTATCTGGTTGGAATTCTTAAACCAAAATCAATAACTTCTTTATTAAGAAACGGAGTTCTTAGTTCTACCTTACCACCATACATCATTGCTTTGTTGGTTCTAATAAGATTATTTTTGTGAAGATTGTTTATGAGGTTAACTCGTTTTTGATGCCAAGCAAGTGGATCGGGCCAACAAAATCTTTTGACATCTCCATAACTAGCAAATATTTCATCTGCTCCTTCTCCACCAAATACGACTTTATATCCTTTGTCTCGGATTTCCCAAGATAGAAATAATTGAGCAACTGCGGGTGATACTTGTGTCCATTTGTGAGTTTCTGATGCCCATATACTTTCTTTTAGATTATTCTGAATATCTTCCTTACTTACATTAACTTCGTGCAACCTAACACCCAATTCCTTTGATGCAATTTTAGCATAATACAAATCATCTTTCAAAGTTTGCTTACGATTAGATGTTACATTTACAACAAATGCTTCAATGTTTGGATTTTTCTTTTTAAGTAAATAAGTAATAATAGTGCTATCTATACCACCACTCAAAATTGTACAAATCGGAGTATCACTTATTAGTTCATCATCAACTGCTTGTTCCAACCGTTTTCTAAACTCGGATGCATAGTAATCAATTCCTTTATCTTCCTTTTCAAATAATTTTAAGTCTGTTTCTGATCGTGTGTATAAAGTTGGATTCTCTGGATTAAACTCTGGTTTGAAATCGTTCCATCGTTTAATTTCACAATTTGTTACTCCAATTAAATTTTCGGAAACCGTTACAATTGTTCCAGGTTCTACTATTTTTATTTTTTCCACTTCACCTTTTGGTGCTTTGCGATTTCTATCAACATTGAAAAATTTAAGATTTGGTTTTGCTGATTGTAGTCCTTTAACTTCACTTGAAAAAACAATCTTTTCATTTTCAAATGAATAGTACAATGGAAGTCTTCCGATAAAGTCTCTTCCTAGTGTTAACTGATTTCGTTCTACATCATAAAAAGCAAAACAAAACATTCCATCAAGATTTTTCATTGCTTCTAAAATATTATCACGATTATCTATCAAGTAATAAAGCAACAACTCTGAATCACTTCGTTCAGTCTTAAAATTATATTTCTTTCTAAGTTTGTTATTAAACTTTCTAAAAAATGGTTTCCACATTTCTCCGTTGAATGCCAGCACAAACTTTTCATTCTCTGAAATAAGTGGTTGATTTGCTGACTCTGATAAATCTTGTATAGATAAACGATTATGACTCATATAAAAATCATTCTTCTCAAAATGAAATATAACATTACCATCTGTTCCACGATGCATAATTGAAGCAAGACCATTCTTGACTTCTTGTATATCGTTAAAATTATTTCCGCCTAATATACCGCACATTATAGGATATATTATAGTGTAATTATTGTTTTAGGTCAATTACTTTCCTGCAACTATTTTAGCAATATAATCTTCCAACTTTATTTTTGCTTCCCATCCAAGGTGCTGATAGGTTAATGATGGAATTGCTTTTCCATAAAATCGTTCACCACGACGTTCTGGAATCATAATGTGTTTGTGATTAAACATTTTTGCTACATCAATGATTTTATGTGGAACTCCTGTACCAAGAGGATATTCACCTTGTTGTCCTTTTTCGGCAGCCAACACCACACCACTTACGATGTCGTTGATGTGAGTAAAATCTCTTGATTGTTTACCTGGTTCTACGACTGTAAGTGGTTCTCCGTTTGCATATTGTTCTTCAAAGATTCCCAGTACGGTTGCATAATCACCTGTTCTAACTTGTCCGGGTCCGTAAGCATTATAGAAATATGTAATTTCAAATTTAAGATCAAACCAATCTGCATAATTGTTGATAAGTTCAACCATTTTTGCTTTCATCCAAGCATACGGAGAAAGATTTTCGTCTTTGCCATCGTTTCCGAATTTACTTGAACTTGCTGAGTAAATTAACTTTGCCTTTTTTGATATACAATAATCAAGAACCATTTTTGTTCCTTGCATATTGTAGTCCCAACAATTGTCAAATCCATCAAAACTTGTTACTATTCTTGAAAACTCACCGAAATGAAAAACAACCTCGGGTTCAAATACATCAGCAATATCCGACTTTGTGTTACTCGCATCAAAATTTTTCGGAATCAAGTTCTGAGTATCCTTAACTATATATGTCACCTGTTTGCTTTTGATATGATTGCTTTTGCAACCACTACTATAATTGTCAATAGACACAATTTCTATATTCTTATACTTGCGTATAAGTTTGCGTATAAGTGCAGTTCCAACGAATCCTGCACCTCCTGTTATTAATACCTTGTTCATGTTTATATATATGGACTTACTTCTTTTCTTTCAACCCAGTCAAATCAGATGAACTTCTTATTTTGTCGCCGAGACCATCAATCATTTCAATGTTGTGTTTCTTACACACAACACTTTCAGGAACTTCACCTGTGCTTCTGTCTCCACCATTTGCGAAGATGTCGGGTTTAATTGCATCAAGGGAAGCACATACACTTTTGTCTTGATCAATGCTGAGAAACACTTCATCAACAATTTTAAGTGCTTCTACGATTTTTACTCTATCTGCGTCATCCATGAATGGTTTGCCTTTTTTAAGAACACATTGATGATTGTTGTTTACAATAACAACAAGACGATCACCGAGTTGTTTTGCCATTTCTAAATACTCCAGATGTCCTACATGAATAGGATCAAAATATCCACTAACTGCTACTGTTTTCATAATGTTACTGCGATTTGTGTTTTTCCGGACGATCATAATCGTCTTGAACACGAACAATATCGTCTTCACCAAAATAAGTTCCTGTTTGAACTTCCACTAAAATCATATCTTCTGACTCACTTGGATTTGCCATACGATGTTTTGCTCCAAGTGGAATCAATACAGTTTCACCTGCTTTGTAATCTTCCGTAACATCATCTAAAGTTATTCGTGCAACACCACTAACAACTGTCCATGCTTCTTGTCGTTTGTGATGATACTGATAACTAAGTCTTTGTCCTGGTTTCACAAAGATACGTTTAACTTTGCAGTAATCTGCGTCTAAGAGAATTTCATAATTTCCCCAAGGTCTAATGCTTTCGTCTGTTTCACTCATAATTTTATCCCCACCTATCTGCTAAATCCTGTGTAGATATTTGATTGTTGTTTTTATTTTGTTTAATAATTTTTAATTTATTCGGTAAAATTATTGTACTATTTTTTATGATTTTAGTAAAGTTAATTTTCATTTTCCATAAACTCCTTCAAACTTTTCAATAAAGTTATTCAATTCCGACTTTGGCAATTCATTAACACCAGCTGCTTTCTCTCTTCCTCCTCCCGTTGGAAACTGCAATGCAAGTTTGCTTGCTCCGTATGGATTTGTTTTTGGTGAACGTATACTTACACGATAGTTTTCTTCGTCTATAAATGTCAATATCACAAATGCTTTATCTGGATCATCGGTTGTTTGTTGATTACTATATATACCCGAATAACGAACTGATGCTTTGGTATCAGGAAGTAATATCACTTTACCTGTGTTGGTATCGTGTAAAATTTCAGAAGAACTTAATTCTGATTTATCCGAAATCATCTGTGTATGAATCTTGTTGTAGATTTCCGATTTTTTTCTGTATTGAAACGGAGAGATGTATTGATGCAAATCAAGATACACTTCGTTTGGATTAACTGTTAAATCTGACAATTCAGTTCCGTATCCGTTGTAGTTTAATGTTTCACCAATTTCTTTAAGTTCCAACATTATCATTTCACTGAAGTTGGGATTAAGTTTTTCTGCTTGTTCGTGTAGATTGTCTCCATATGCACCACATATAGTCCACGGCCTGTGTAATCCATCTACGTACTTATCAACTAAAATGTTTGTGCAACAATTTGGGTCTGTGTCTACCTTTATTGAAAAGTTTTCACCAAGATTGATTTCACCTGGTTCGTGGTGATCAAACCAAGTTACACGATTATTATTATCAAGTACATCGTTGATATAGTCTTTATTAGACAACAATGATATATCAAAAACAGTAAGTGTTGAGTTTTTAATATCAACTGCGTGTCTTAATAGTTTTACATCTCGTTTAACTCCTGTGAAAACTTCACTTTTTTGTGGAAATTGCAAACGATATTGATGCAAACTGATTATACCATCTGCATCTCCGTTGAAAAAATCGTAGTACTTCATTTTATTCCTCGGCAACTGCACGACCTTTATCTGCTTTCCAATCTTGCTCAGGACGATCTATTTCTTCGTTTCTTTTAATTACTGCATCTAAAATCGGTGATTCAATACCATTTTCTTTTGCAAAATTTGCTAATGCATTTGTGTCTTTCGGAAAACAAGTTCCACCAAATCCTCTTTTACCGTCATGTCCAGGTACTTTAGTATGACCTGTGCCGATTCTTGTATCCTGTGTTGCGATACAACGCACGTTTTCATAATCAATACCCACCTCTGAGCAAATGCTTTCTAGTTCATTGAAGAAACCAACCTTAACACTAAGAAACACGTTCTTTAAATATTTTATCATTTCTGCTTCACTTGGTTTGCACTGAATTACTTCTTTGTTAACAACCGAACCACTTCCGTTGTTATATGCCAACTCAAACATACGTTTCATTTTTTCATATAAAAAAGGATCAGTAGAACCAAGTATCCATTGGTTACAATTCTTAAAATCATCTTCCCAATTTTTCTCGGTGAGGAATTCCGGCATAAAATTAACATCAAGTTCTTCACTTGTTCCAGGTGGCACGGTTGATCGGAGGACAATGTACTTACTATCATCTATTTCTTGTATTTCTTCACATACTGAACGAACAATATCAAGATTTGCACTTCCGTCTGAATTCATGGGTGTGGGAACTGCAACGAAAATAATTTCGGACTCCTCTACGAATGTTTCAATATCCAATGTTTTAGGATCTCTCTTTTCGGGAACTACATCCCATACTAATACTTCTACGTGTGGTTTAAGCAATGTCATTGCATGACCCACGAAACCATTACCAACTACTCCAATCTTCATATAACACAATCTCCATAAAATTAAGTGCGATATAACCTTTTATTATAAGTATTACTTTATTTAGTTTTAACTTACTTGAAATCTTCTGAGTTGCCAGAATAACCAAACAAATAGTTTTGGTACTTTTAGTATAAAACCACACCCTCGTTTAATTGGTGTTTCTGAATATAATCTTCTTGAGATTATTTTTTTGTACCAAGATACATTTTCAAATGTATAATCTATTATATACACATCCTTAGTTTTTGGCAAATCGTCTACATCGTAGTCGGACCAGTTTCCCAAATCCACAAATGCTCCGTCTATGAGTTTGTTAAAGTCGTTTACAAAAACACAATCTTTTATGGTTATGTTTGATACTTGACATTTTATGGTAAAATGATGTTTGGTGTTTTTAGATACAAAACGACAATTTTCAAATAACATAAACCCACCACGAACTATGTCTACACAATCTTCAAATCCACCTATGATTGTACAATCTTTTACAATAACGTCGTGGCAGTAAGATAGTTTCAGTCCCTCTGCAACGGGTCCCGCATCTATTGTACAATTTTCAATTCTTATTTTTTGCTTCGGCATTCCCGGTCTCCACATGAAACCAAGTGCGTTGCTTTGTATGCCATTTTTTAAATCACCTTTAAAGGATTTTCCTTTAACGAGTATTTCACTCACTTCCACTTTCTCTTTATGCGGTCAATTGCGTTTTTATCAGAACTATTGGTAGAATTTCCAAGTGACGATCCAAAAATATTAAGAACTTCAGTTTTACTGAGTTTTCGTTCGTCATCAAGTGACCTAACTTGCTCTTTGGCATCGTAGACACCCTTGATAATGTTGCTTGTCATTTGACTACTTGTAATTCCTAACCAAGTTATTAGTCCTGGTAGTTTGCTCACCAACCAACCAAATAACTGAGTAATTACTGGTAGTAGTGCAGGACCTGCGATGACACATACTGCAATTGCCCCGATTAATCCAAATGTACCTGTTAACCATGCCCATACTGAGGATAAGAATCCATCTTTATCTTCTTTTGCCTTTAGTTCACCTAGACTAATTAATTTTTCTTCGGTATCCTTTAAATCGTGTCCTAGAATTTCCTTTCGTCTGCTTAATTCAATTACGTCTATATCTCTATCTGTTAAATTTTCCATTGCAATATCGTTGTTGTGTATTACATCGTCTATGTGAATTTTATCACCAGGTTGTGGTAATCCAACTATCTCTTGTGCTTTTTGTGCAAAGTTTAGTGCGACTAAATCCTCTCTCGATTTGTCTTCTGATAGTGAGAGTGCGTCTACAGTACCCGATACAAACGCACGGGTGTGTCTATCTAACTCCCCTTCTTTTCTTGTTATTTCTCCTGCAATTTCTTGTCTGTTTTCTTTTAGTCCCCAGTTTGGGAATGTTACGCAACTAGATGTAAACATAACTAAGGTAAACAAGATCGCAGTAATTATATTTTTTTTAACTCTCATTTATATTATATATATCTCGGTTTACTCTTTTTTTAAAATTATTATACTCGGCAATCACATGGCGATTACCAAGTTGTCTGAAATTATTTATTTTTATATATTTTTTATTCTTGTTTATGAGTGTGCGATCTTCACATACTACATTATTTAGTAAAGTAAATTGTTGTACTTTTATTTTTCTACTTTTCATATAACCACAACAATGCATCATAAATGTATCATCGTGTCCGTATCCAACAAACACATCCGGTATTCCTATGTACTTTGCAAGTTTGGCTGATATACAAGTGAACCAACCTCCTGCCCATTTGAATTTCTCACACATTATTAATTTTGAATCTCCGTGGTTTGTTTCTAAGACACTACTTATGTCTAACTTATTGCAAAATCCAATCTTTTCTTTTTTGTAGTTTTCATTGACTATTATGTCCCATGTTGAATCCCACAATCTAACTACCTGTGGTGTTATTACATAATATTCATTGATAATGCTTTGCAATTCCGATAGTAAGTTGGTAAGCAACTCATCGTTGAACTGTAAGTCAACATCTAGGAATATCAAATTATCATTTACATCCGCATCGTTTATACACACTCGACGATGTTCATTTACACCGAAATACTCCGATGTAATGTGACTTTTTATTTTTCCGTGACACATTTGTGACACCGAGTTGAAACTATAAATTTGTTTTTCAAGTTCTTTGTGATTTTTGATTACACTTTTATTGATGTTTAATACACTTTTTACTTCAATGTCGGTTTTGGTATTGATTGATTCTTCAAGTTGGTTGATAACTCGTATGTAGTTTTCAAGTTCGTGTGGAAATACGTGTATGGATAGTGTGTTCATTGGAATAAACTATAAAATGCTAACTTTAGCATATATTCTTCTTTCTCAGGATATTGCTTATATTTTCCGAGAATAGATGAGTAATGCAATACGGATTTTTTATGTATAACAGTTCTTGGTATAGAAAAGCACGAACCTACAAATGTTTTATATTTTTCATCATATACTTTATTTATGGTTTCTTTATACCAGACCCTAAGTGTTTTGTAGTTTTTTATGTTTATGTGCTGATCTATGTTTAATATACGCAGTTTACCAACCACAGGATTAAATTCTGTGTAATTATCTTCGCATATTTTTTTAAAGTTTGAGTATACGTCTATGTTTGTTTGATTGTGAGTAAAGTATATTACATCTGGAAGTTCTTCATAAAAAGTACATATAAATTGTAAAAATATTCCAAACGGTCCGTAGTTTTTAAAACTAGTAAACGAATTTAAACACGGAGATACATTGCCGTCGATTAATATCTTACATGGTATTGGCATTCTGTTTATTGAAAATAGTGATTCATCGGATCGTACAGCTACCAACATTTTTTCTGTATCAGTTATTGCAAAGTCAGATAATTTATTTTTTATATGTGTGTCGTTTATATATGAGTATATTTCATTCTGAGTGAAATCCAAACTCGAAATTGACATCGTTTGTTTTATTTTATTTACTAACTCTAAATCAGAGTAAGTAAAATTAACATCTTCGTTCCTGGATAAAAAGTGATTATAAATTTCGTTTTTTATTGAGGGATTTTTAATTTGATATACTTTGTCCTTTGTTGATAAATCTGTTATTGGATTGTATCTGTGTTTACTTAATATATGCTCACGTGTTACATATTTTCTATCTAATTTATTTCCGTGGAATAATACATTAATATCCACGTTTGCATACCCAATTCCATTGGAAACTTTTTTATTTCTTTTACACCACTCTACATAAGTTTGCTTGAACTCATCTGTCATATTAGAAAAGAAGCGGTCATTGAGTATAGTTTTGTGAGTTTGTTCGTTGTAATAAAATCCGATTAAATTTAAGATATCACCACCTCCTATTATCGATAGATCATATAAATTATTTTTTTCAAGAAAGCTTCTGTGGTAGCAATGACCATATCCTGGTTCGTTTTTCCGTGACATTATTATTTGCAAATCGTGTTTTGTATTTGTATGTGATAGCATATATGCAGACGAATGTTTGTGTTGAAGAGTGGGTGCTACTCTTTGCTTGACCGAGTTTGCAAATATCTGCACTACTCCGTAAAATTCCGTAGCAATTATAACCTGCTTCCACCAATCGTTTTCGTTAAAAATTATATCTGCATCAACCCATGCTATATACACAAAGTTTTTCTTTAACAACACATCTATTCCTATATTTAATAGTTGTTCTTTTTTCCAGAATATAGAATCAGTTTTAATTGATACGATGTTGTCCGTGAGTTTATGTATTCTGTATATTGAACTATCTGAGTAGGTCTCTACAACAAGTGGGTTAATTCCAGTTGCTTTTATTGAGTTTAAAAATTTTACAAAATTTAAAAATTTGCTTTTATAGTTACACGGATTGAAGTAGCAACAAACAACTCCAAGTGAGTTTATTGGTGGGTTGTAATTAATTAGGTTTTTGTATAATGTTTTACTTTTTTTAAGATTATTATGTGTCTTGGTGTGTGTTATGTAATATCCATCTGAGTATTTTAACTTTTTACTATTAACGGCTCCGTTTATTTGTTCGTGTAGTTTTTTCTTCCACTTTAGTTTTTTATCATTGCGATATATTCTACCCTGATAATCTGGAAAGTTAACTGCATTTTTTTTATCTTTATCAATGCTCATTCCCATTTTTTTAATTTCATCTTTCCCAACTCCCGTGAAGTAATTCAATCTCGGAATCCAATATAAATCGTGACTTGAATCGGCAATCAAGTTGTGTATGTTTTTTATCAAATATTCTGATGGTAGTTCATCTGAATCTAAGTTGAATATATAGTCATTCTTACATAACGAAAAGAATATATTTTTGTGCGAAGCAAAATCATTTAATAATTTTCTGAATATATGTTTATCAACTTTTTTAATATATTCCTTTATTTTTGCTGACTTACTAAAATCTGAAATTACAACAATTTCGTCTCCTGCTTTTTTATACTTATTTAAAAAGTCAATCAATTCTACAAATGAATGTGATTCCTCACCAACACATATTGCAAAGCTTATTTTAGGTTTTACTTGCATCAAAGTCTTCCTCTGATTCAATTCCAGGTTGATCTACAAAACTTTTTATATCACTTAGCATTTCATAAAATGCAGTTAAACTACCAAATCTATCGATTATTAGTTTTTTGAATCTTGCGTTGTTTAAATTTGAAATGTCTTGCTTTAATATTTTATTTAACAACAACTTACTTTGCTTTACCTCGGTTAAAGTCTCGGTTCTGGTTATGATGGCAGCTGAGTGTGTTGTGTTGTCGAATATTTTTAACCTCTTCCAGTCTAACATATACAATTTTGGTTGTTTAATTTCGTACATTTTATATGTACGATAGCAATCAAATTCAAGCAAATTATTTTTTACATATTTTGAATAAAATGATCTAGGTCTATCAATTAGTTGCGAAAACGGTCCTTTTAGTTCATATTTTCGTTTTATCAATGATAGGGTGTCTTTTATTATTACTCGTTTTAAAAACGCATATAACTTAGACTCGGGAATATATTCTATGTTTAGTCCATGTAAAAGCAAACTTCCACCTTTGTTGAACTTACCAAGAACCAGAACTAAACGATTTAACTTTCTTCGTGAAGTTTCACTTCGGTATCTAAATGATATTATTTGTCCAGGTTCTATTTTTGGACGAGCAACGGAAACGTTTCCTCCGATTAGTCTTTGTAGGTACTTAGTGTAGTGGGTCATAATAATATACAAGTGTATATTATATATATGATTTTATTACTTCTTTATAGTGTACTTGAATAGATTTCTTAGTGTGACTTATTTTTAAATTCTTAGATACTTTCTCAATTCCAGTTTTATATGTTTCGTAGTTTTCAATCACGTCACTTATCTTTTCCGAAAATTTGTGTGGATCGATATCAATCCAGTTTTGAATTTCTGTTTTGTTTCCACCAACCAAAAACATCGGATCATCTATATACTCACGAATTGATGGAATGTCTGTTGTTAGTATCGGTGTGTTGTTTAATGCAGATTCAAATACACTACGAGAAAAACTTTCATGTCGTGATGCTGAGATTGTTGCTTTTATACACGGATGTCTGTATAGTTCTTTTGTTTCATTGCTTGTGAGGTGACCGTGTATTAAGTATATGTTTGGATTGGAAACATGACTATCTTTTAATATATTAGATATTGTGTCATGTATTTTAATATAATCTGACCTACTATAACTTGAGGTCTCTGTTTTTAATATAAGTCCTGGTTTGATTTTATGTTTAGTTGATGCAAGAATAAATGATCGTATAAGTGTTTCCACATTCTTCCTATCATCTAACTGATTTGATTCAGGATTCCAACTCCCCTTGTATAAAAAGCAAAACTCTTCTTTAATTGTATTTATGTACGATTTTAACTTTGAAATATCACTTGTGGTAGATTGATGTACATGGATACATTGTGGAATTGTAGATATCTTGGAGTTTATACGGGATGATATAATATCTCGGTGATAATTTGTGGATACAACTATATGATCCATTTTGTTGTATGAATCAATGTCTTGTTTAGATATCACATCTGTGTTTATCTCCGTAACCACTCCTATATTATACTTTCCTATGTTTTTAAACTGAGTGGGGTTTCCTAATTTAATGTAAACAAACACACTTTCAACTTGCGATGAGTCTAGTTTCTTTTTCATTACATTACCGACTACTTCACTTTCCATTGTCAGAATACTCTGAGTATTGGGTATAGGTGTATCTATAAAGTATATTTCGTAGTTAGGGGCAAGGTCACATATATATTCTGCAACTTCCCGAGCATGATCTCCCGTGTCACCGATAGATGTTATGGGTGAGTCGTATATTAAAATAGGTTTCATTTTATTTTTTCAAATTTGTATCTACTTGGGGGTTCATATGAACTGATAGTTTCATCTACTTGGTCGCATATTGATTTACACATATCTTCCGATGTGAATTTGTTTTCTTTTAAAAACTCAAGATACGAATCCATTGGGGGTGGTTCGTTTTTGAATACAGACATTATGGCATCAGATGTTGAATCAACACTTACATAGTCCGAATATATATACGGTGTCTTCTGTGTGCCTCTCATTAAACTAAAATCAGGTATTATTGGGTGAGTCCATACTTCGTTTATTTGGTCAATTAATCCTCCTGTTTTATTTACTATTATGGGAGTTTTGGTGGCAACTGACTCCAGTGTGGATAACCCAAATCCTTCATTTGATGATATATTTATCACACAATGTGATAAATTATACATATTGTTCAATACCTGTTCATTAACTATCTCATCGGATAGCAACACAGGAAGATCGTCATACAAATTATCTAGTAACGCATTTATATTCACCCCACGTGTAGATGTTGAGTTACTGTGTATCAGTAAAGTGACATCCTTCTTCTCATCTGAGTTTAACTTACGATAAAAATTATTAAATCCTGCAATAATAGTTGTAATTTCTTTTCTTGGTATATTTGTTCCGTTGAAAAATAAAACAAATTTATAGTCACGTCCTAAGAAGTCTTTTCTGTTTTTTTCTATCGTAGATTCAGACTGGGGTTGGTACGTATGTGTATTAACTCCATGTGGTGTGTAAAAAACACGTGGGTGGTCTGGTACTATTGTGTTTACACATTCATGGGTCAGTTTACTGATACAACTAATTGTGTCGCAACCATCGTAATATTTTTTAAGAAAATGTGGATATGGTTTATTGTCCCACACATGATAATAAAAAATAGGACACACACTTCTAATTTCGTGTTCTGAGTTGAACAACCACTCAAATTTGTGTGGATCTGTCATTATCAGTATACAATCAACCGACTCTGTTTTTATTATATTTCTTAATAGTTCAAGTGATCCATACTCATGTGTTCCATACAACTTGAAATATACCGAATCATTTCCAGTCACTTTGCTTACCGACTCCGACAGATCAATTACTTCATTTGGTCGAAGACCCGCTGCGATTTGTACAATGTCGTACTTATTGGATAGTTTTAATGATATAGACTTCAATATATTACCCACCCCCGTGGGTTGTCGTATATCATCTCCAACTAATATTATTTTTTTATTTTGCACACTTGTATAGTATGCTATAAAAAACTATTGTCAACAATTAATATTTATTGTCGTTATCAAATATTTTTGCTTCATCAAGTTTCTTTTCAAACTTCTCATCATTCAGATACTGCTCAATTGCACGATTTACCAATTTTTGCAGAGTCATAGGTGAGTCTATTGTCTTTAATTTAAACTTGGAATAGTTATCGGACAGAACCTTAACGGTTGTTAACTTGTAATTTGCATCATTCATTTACGATAAATATTACCTAACATGAAAAAAAAAATTATAAAAATTAAATTTCACTCGTCCACTTGGGAGGATTCAGTGGACATTTGCTTGTAGACAACAACAGTTTACCACTACTACATCCACATTTTAAACATCGTGCAATCTTTGTTTGATTTATTTCTTGCCAGAATTCACAACCACGACAAATGGATAATCGTTTATTCCATTGCTCACTACTAACAACTGGACGACCCGCTCGTTGCCACTCTACTAATGCTTTTGATAAATTATTTGCCAAATCGAAGAACCCAACATTTGATTTAGGTTTCGCTGCGTTACTGCTCGTTGAATCTGATGTGTTGGTGTCTACATTATCCTCTTCAAGTTTTTTGTATCGTTTAAAAAATCTTCTAGCCATAATTCTTCGTAATATTATTTAATTAAATATACTTATAGATATGGATAATATAACTTTTCAAATTCCAAAAGACAACAAATCTTTAAAAAAAGATATAAGTAAACGAAAATACGAATACATGAAGCATATATACGAGTGCTTTAAGCAAATAGACGAAAATTCTATTCCCGATAAACTGAATATTTTCGCATTCAAAAGCACTAATTTAGAAATAGTAGTTAAAAAAGAAAGTTACGAAATTAACTTGAAAAATTTAATAAACTATTTTAGTAATATAGAAGAGTATGAAATTTGTACAGTACTTAGTAATAAGCTTAATTCGCTTAAATAGAATAATAATAATATAGACTTATAAGTATAAGACAACAATACTGTCATAACGTGGAGAAATAACGATGTCAAGAAAAAAAACAAAAACTGTAAATAAGAATCTACTTGCAAATGCTCACATAGAAGAAGAAATGCAGGAAAACCAACTAACTCCTCTTAGAAAACTTAAAATAAAATTAAATAAAAAGTTTACTAAAAAGCAAGAAGAGTTAAACAAGATTGCATTGGAAAAGGATACGAAACTTATATTCATTGACGGTCCTGCAGGTACGGCAAAAACATGGTTGAGTGTTTATTGTGGGTTGGAATTATTTCAGAACCAACAAATAGAAGAAATGATATATGTTAGAAGTGCTGTGGAAAGTTCTGATCAAAAACTTGGATTTCTTCCAGGAGCACAAGACGATAAAATGGCTCCCTACTTAGAACCATTTAAAGATAAACTAGAAGAACTTCTGAACCCCATTGACATAAAATACTTACAAGAAGAAGAACGTATATACGGTATACCTGTAGGATTTCTCCGAGGAGCTAGTTGGGAGAATAAATTCATACTTGTAGATGAAGCACAAAATTTATCAGAAAAAGAAATGATTACCATAATGACACGTATAGGTGAAAACTGTAAAGTATTCATATGTGGTGATGTCATGCAGAGTGATATTGGTAATCGTAGTGGGTTTAATAGTATACTCAACTTATTTGAAGATGATGCCTCAAAAAAACAAGGAATTCACACATATAAATTCACAGAAGAAGATATTGTGAGAAGCAAATTGGTAAAATTTATAATTACTAAGTTAAAAAGTTTACCAAAATAATATTTATATATCATAAAACAATATATGTATATTTATAGATTCACATACTTTTAGAAATTTACGCATGGCCAACCAAAAAATAACAGACCTAAATAGATTAAACAATCTAGATGCAGACGACCTGTTTATAGTTGTTGACACCGACTCCAAGTCCAACTCAGCGTCCCCAACGGGTGAGACCAAGGGAATCTCAGCTGGATCACTTGCAGCGGAGTTAAATAAAATAGCAAATAACGAAGTGGGTATTGACTTTAAGCACCTACGTGATGTACCTGATACATACGAAGAAAACAAAGGGGGGTACATAAAGATCAACAACGATGGAACGGGTATAGAGTTCACAGACTCACCTGGTGCATCAGAGCAAGCATTTACAGGTTCGTTCCTTGAAGATCGTGTTAACGGCCAACTACAAGAATATCTAATTGGGGATATTTTATATGTATCTAGTAACAATAAGTTTTCTAAAGCAAGTTGCACTAGTTTAGGTATGTCAGAGGCAGTTGGTATTATACGTAAAATAAAATACACATCAAATTCTACGGACTCAAACAAACTAATAGAAAAAGTAAGTGTAGTGTTTAATGGATATATAGAATTTGAATGGGATACTAGTGTTTTAGGTGGTCCTATCTCAATAGAGATGAGACCAATTGATCCAGATGATACATCAATAACACGTGTGTACGACAACCAATTACTTGAACCTGGAAAAACATATTTTCTAGGAACGACTGGTAGTTTAATGAATCTAGATCCTGCTGAATTGGTTAGTTTAGACACAACGGTTTCTAAACCAATGTTAGTTGCGACATCAAAAACAACAGGTATACTTATGAACTACCGTGGACTTGTATGTTCATCCGATGAGCAATCAAATAAGTTTGTAATATACGAATCATCTGCGTGTAATAGTATAAAAACCGGTGATGTTCTTAGGATAAAACGAAATAAAGTACGTACCTCAGTTGATAACTTTATAGTGTCCTCTGACTACGATGATTCGTTATTGTCAGAAAATGTACTACCCAATTTTATTGGTAGGGAAAGTGGTACGACTGAATACGCATTGTGTAACTCAGCATCTCAACAAAAGACAATATCAACTGTAGACAATCAAAATCCACCGATAGAGGATGACAATTATGGATGTGATATGCTCGGAGTTGTAATAAACTCAACGAGTGATTTTTTTGAAATACAAACGAGTGGTATGGTAGAATTCATACCACCTGAATATCAATCAAATGAAACAATCACGTTACCAAGTGGAGACACTCAACCAGTAAATCGTGAAATACAGGATGGTCTCTTTAAAACCGGATATACATATTACATTGAATCATTTCCAATTAATAGTGATCAACTTGCATCAACTAATCAAACCACAGAATTAAGAAACTCCGTATACGATTATTCTACTGAAGAACTAAGTGAATACTATACATCAGGTGAAGGTGGTAACTTATCGGTTCTTGGTCAGAAATTAAAACCCCTATTAAATGGAACTTCTCCATTCAGAAATACAACAAGCATAGACCCATTTGTACGAGACCACACATCCGGAAAAGTAGTATCATATTCTAAACCAGCGTTTTACGCAGTTTCACCAAATAAAATTTTAATACTAAATCAACCTGCGTATCCCAACCCAAAAGACCGATGTAACGCAGTTGACCCAACTACATGGACTCCGTGTACTTACGAGGCACGGGATTCGCATAGTTATACAATAAATCGTCCAAGAGAATTTACGGGCCAAACTGAACTTGAAAAATTCTCAAGTGATTTCCTTAAAATTGCATGGCCTGAAGCAGGAGCAAATGATAGAAGTGTAATAACTTTCATAATTGAATACACCGAAAACAACGAAGTAGTTACTAGGTTTGAATCACATGAATTAATAAAAATTGACTCCGTGGACGGTTCTAACTGGAACTACGTAAGGAAATTATCATAATGGGATCGTTATACGACATAGGAAACTTTAGATATAAACACTTTACATTCTTTTCTTGTAAAACAGAAAACACCGATGGGTGTGATGGTTCTCCACCAAACTCAATTGATGACACCGGAAACGATGTTGACGAGATTATAGGATTTCTAGATAGAGTCTGGCCACATAAGGGTATATTCATAGGAGATAGTTCAGAAGGAGACTATTGTTTTGTTACTTATGTAACACAAAGCTCTGAAAAAATAGAAGTTAAGCAAATTTATGTATACAAACGTGTCCGTGCAGTTAATGTATCAGAAAGCACCGCATCGGCAACCAAGTATATACTACAATGGGAACGTGTAATTGATCCATTAAAATCACTCAAACCGGGTATTACACAAAATATTTAAGGAAAAAAGGTTATGTCAAATTCAGCATTCAATATGTCAAAGTGTGGATCAAGTGGAGGTCGTGGTGGTGCGTGTAACCCAAGTGGTTGGGCAACGATACAACCCACAGACGGAAACGAAATAACAGTCGTATCTGATGACAAGTTAAGAAGTGCACTTAGGGAAATTCACAAAGAGTACTACGGAGACAACAAAGAAGTAGGAGGGTTGAGTTCAGTAAAAGATCACGTTGACCTTGTTTATGATTGCCCAAAGTCGGGTGACGCAATTTACTTTAACCCAAATAAAAACGGGTGGGACTTGGCATCTGCTGAATTAGATAACTCAAATTATTTTGATACAGAGCGGCTTATTGAGTCACTTGCAATAGTAGAAAAAGTGTTAGTTGAATGTAAAGAGGGTGACACGGAAAATAACAGACACGAAGCTCGGGTTGTATTTTTCGGAAAAGTCACCTTTCCAGAGGACTCCACTAAGCTACAACCGGGTATCGTTTACTACCTTGCCGACACACTTGCACTTTTAAATGAAGCACAAGAAACAAACAGACAATCAGTTACTTCGGGATTAGTAGACACAGGAACATGGAAACGTATTGGATCAAATGTAGTACACTCCAACTACGAACCTACAATCAGCAAACCTGTTTTTGTTGCAACGGGTGAACACACGGCAATTGTAACAAACTACAGACCACTCACTGGATCACCAACAGGTGGACGGGAGTTATCAGAAGAATACAAAGTTAGAGTTGACCCACATATATATACAGAATCTGACTCGGGTGATATCCTATATACAGGATGGAAAATTAGAGTTGAAAATACAGGAACTGTTACAAGTAGAAATAACCTAGTTCTTGAAATTGCGTATAACAAACTAGAAGGTTCTCAGGAGAAACGTGACTACGGAGATGGAAGTGAAGCACACCCAACACTAATTGGAGCAGAAACATATGTCTATCATATAGATATTGGAGTTTTGCACAACGAAGCAGAAGCAAATGTAAAATCTGACGATACACTTGTTTCATTTAAAATAATTGATTTTATTCCGTCAGCATTTACAGAAAATACGGGTATAGGGGATGTTAATGTAAAACTTAAAGTAATGACACAATCAACTGCAAACATAAGTTTTAGTGATCGTTATAGTGCTCCTGAAGTTTTACTTGCCAACCAAGATGAAATAAAAACAAGCAGACTTGTACCTACATTAGAGTGGACAGGAAGTTGTGCAGATAATTTACAAAACAACAATGATATTTATGTTAAAGGAAGCACTATATTACCTGCAAACGATGTAGACTATGAAGAAGGTTCTATATTTGAAGTCAAACTCGTTGACTCAACAACACCTTCGGTTGGTAGTGATGATGTATATGAATTTAAAGTTCCCATGCCATATAACATTGGATTTAAAATTGACTCCTTGATAGAAAATAGTGAAGGAGACTATGAAAACGATGATCAGTGGACTGATGTAACAGGAACATTCAAGTTAACACTACCCAGTAAAGAAATGATTGAAATAATTCCAGTTAGTTCGGGTGGACAAACTGTTGTTGAGAAGATATTGAGAATTTCTGCCGTATCTCTTGACGGAAAATCACTACCAGATACACACTGGGCAAACCTATACTCTACGAGTCAACTTAAAAATAACAGAGTAGTTTGTTTATCAAACTCATGTTGTATTGATGAGTTTGAACAATTTATACCCGAGAACTCTGCAAGCATCGAAAAAAGCATTACTTCAATTCTTACTAATGGAGATTCTCAGTTGTTAAACAATACTGATGGAGCAACATTTTATAGTAAATCTAATAATGCACAATCATGGCAAGGTTCTAAATCTAGAATTGCAATTTCTTGGAAAAACTTCAGAGAAAATACTGTATTCTGCTATCCTCCTGTGGACAACGGAACTGAAGCGTCGTTTATGACGATATACGCAGATGAAGCACGTACAATTGAGTCCATAGAAAACCACGAAAAGACTGATAATGAGTCTACATTCTACGACCCGAGATATACAATAATGGAAGTTGGTGCTCAGAACACACTAAACGGTCAACTTGTACGGGTCACCGTAAACTCCGGTTCTAAGATTTCAGACGCACCTGAAACCTGCTTCGTGTTTAAGTTTGTGGGTAGTTTAAAGGGTACACACTTTACCCTCAAAGAATTAAAACACTTTGACCCGTCATACTCCGAACGACAAATAAACAAGACATAACAGGAATGGATATAAGTCTTGTTATACCTATATTTAACTTATGTGAATATAGACTACGAAACCTTGCGTACATCTTACACCACATTACTAATTCGGATTTATCTCGCAGTATATATGTGATTGAACAGAAATCAGAAAACAACAAGTCACTTGATATTATTAATAGGTTTCCAAATGTAAACCATGTGGTATATGATCTAAAACAAACCAGATTCAATAAGTCAATGTTATTAAATGTATACACCAAAACAACGACATCTGATTATGTCTGGATGTATGATGTTGATGTGTTTCTGGATGTGGATTATGTGTTATCGCAAATTCCAACTGACATACAACTAGTTAGACCGTTTGAGTTCATACTTCATTTAAACAAACAAGAAAGTGATTATTTATTCAAGTCAAATTTAATAAAAACAAAAAAATCTGAAAACAAACTAAATCATGCATTTGGAAAATATAGTTTTATATTAAAAACAAACTACTTTAAGCAAATAGGTGGATATGATGAAAGATATGAGGGGTGGGGGTTTCAAGATCTTGATTTAGTTTCAAGACTTCCCAAACAAATATATTCAGGATATACAAAAAACATAGCATTTCATTTGTTTCACCCAACTGCGTCACGAGAAAACTACAAAAAAAATAAAGAATTGTTTAGTAAAAAGGGAAATTTTAAAAAACTTATACCAAAAAAGAAGAAAGTGCTTGATAAAAAAGCAAAACTATAATATAATTTGGTATTATGAAAAAATATACCGAATCACAACTAGAAGAAAACTACAAATCCTTTTTAAAGTTTATTGAAGACACATTCACGGGAGAGAGACAAGAAAAACTACTACATATGTTTGGTACGGACGATGGTTGTCTCGGACTTCGTGCGTTACTTTCCCCTGCATCCAGTATAGATAGATTTCATAACGCATATGACGGTGGATACATAGACCATATTATGGGTGTATGTAAAACAGTGCGTGGAGTTAAAGTGTTATTACAAAGCATAGGTGCTCACATAGACTTCACAGATGACGAGATGATGTTCGCAGCTTTTAATCACGACCTTGGTAAGTTGGGTTCTATTGATGGGGAGCAATATGTACACAACGAAAGTGAATGGCATCGCAAAAACCAAGGTAAGTTGTATAATATAAATCCAGATATTCACTGGATGTCCGTTACAGATAGAACAATTTGGTTACTTCAGCATTTTGAAATTAAAATTACAGAAAAAGAGTTTCTGGGGATAAAATTATCTGACGGAATGTATGATGAATCAAATCCACAATATCTAAAGGCATTCTCAAAAGAAGTTGGACTAAAAACCGAACTACCACGTGTAATTCACTGGGCAGATCACATGACCTGTTTGGCAGAAAAATCAAATATGGATGACATAATGAAGTTTGAACCATAATTTTAATTAACTTTATATTTATACACAGAACAATGCTCGTATGAGGTTGTTTGACAAATGCCCAACATGGGATTTGTAATTAAAAAAGGAAAAGTAAAATGAAAAACTACGGATTAAATAAGTCCTACGGAACAGGACTAAATAAACACGTTCCAACTATGCGAGATGAGTTTTTAACTCCATTTGACTCCATATTTGACAAAATGGTCAATCAAGCATTTCCAAATTTTGGTCAAGAATTTGGTGTAAACTTCTTCGGAAACAGTTCATATCCAAGGGTAAACGTAGCAGACACCAAGACTGAAGTAAGAATTGAGGCAGAAATAGCGGGACTAGGAAAAGATGATGTATCGGTTGAATATGAAGACGGTATGCTCACAATCTCAGGAGACAAAAAGACTGAAATTGAAGATCCTGATGTAAAATACGTATATCGTGAACTTAAGAGATCCTCCTTCAAGAGATCATTTAAAGTTGACGAATCGGTTCTTCATGTTAGTAAAATTACAGCCAAGTTTGATAATGGGATATTAAATGTAACCATACCGAAAAAAGAAGTTATGGAAACTAAGTCAAAAAAAGTAAAGATAATGTAATATTATCCACAAATTTAACAACAAAAAGGGAGTTACTCCCTTTTTTTATAATTATATTATATTTATAGAAAGTACGATGGTCGTATAAAGTTTAATGAGGAGATATATATTATTATGAAAACATTTACAGCAATTATAGGTTTTCTTGCCCTTGCCGTGGCTGGTACAGCTGCTTTCTTTTCCGTCCGTGGCATCGGTTTGTTATTTGCAGGAGCTGCTATTGCAGCTATGGTAATGGCGGGGGTTTTGGAAGCAGGTAAACTTGCCATGACTTCATTTTTATATCGTTATTGGGAACGAATCCCACGATTACTCAAGTGGTATTGTACTGTATCTGTTGTGGTTTTAATCGGAATAACATCACTTGGTATTTATGGATTTTTGAGTGATGCATACGATGACACCCGATCAAGGGTGGAGATGCACGAAAGCAACATTGAAACTTTAAACAAAGAAATTGTTGTTATTGAAACTGAGATTAAAACCCTACAGAACACAGATGTAACTGTTGAAGGCAAAAAGACTGAAACAATCACAGGTTTCCAAAAAATTTATGACGATTATGTTGCGGATAGAAGAGCAAGACAAGATGCTTTATCTTCACGCAATAAATCAGATACCGAAGCAAGAACTACTCGCAGACAACAATTACTTGATCGTCTTTCTGTATTAGATTCTGCAAAAACTGCAATAGAGTCTAAGGGTGGTGGGTTGTTTTCAAGTAACAAAAAGAAAATAGAAGAATTAAAAGTTGCTCAACAACCAGAACGAGATTCTATCGCATCCTCATTATCATCAATTTCGGAAGAAGAAACGTCCGCAACAAAACGATACAATGATACACTTACAAAAATTGATGACGAGATTTCGGCAGAATATGATAAATTTGTGGAAAAAGTAAACGGACTACGTGATACAACAAATGATTTAGATAATGTATCTGTTATTGAAGACAAATATACCAAGATAAAATCAAATCAAGCAGATATATTAAAAGAAAAAGAAGGAATTCGTGCAACGGATATAGGAAGTTTTCGTTTTATTGCAGAATCATTTAATATGCCAGTTGATCAAGTTGTTAAGTGGTTTATTATTGTGATCGTTTTAGTATTCGACCCTGTGGCAGTTGCACTTGTGTTAGCATATAACATTATGGTAGGTGGAAAAATGACTCTCGGAGAAGAGTTACCGAAAAAAAAAATTGGATAGATAATTTACCATTTGCCGATAAGTTACAAACAGACGGTGACTTTGACGAAGAAATTGTTGTTATATCAGAAACCCCAACTCCGTCTCCAACTCCAACAGAGACTCCAACTCCGTCTCCTACTCCCGAACCACCAACTCCAACACCGTCTCCTACTCCCGAACCACCAACTCCAACACCAACTCCTACTCCCGAACCACCAACTCCAACACCAACTCCTACTCCCGAACCACCAACTCCACAACAAACTTCTACACCGACTCCACAACAAACTTCTACACCGAAAAAAATAAATTCGGATAAAGACAATGTAATCACGACTGCTATGTATGATAATTCGGAACCCGGTGAAGACGAGAATAAAGGTCCTTATTATGTTCCGTGGAAAAAAACATCAATGGATTTATACAATAAAACGAAAGAAACAGATGAAAGTATGTTTGCTAAAAAAAGATACAAAACAATGGATGGTTATATACCAGGAAGCACAATCGGAAATGTACCAACTGACGATAAAGCAAAAGAAAAAAAATCCGATAACTCAAAAAATTAAAAAATGCTATAGATATGTATTTAAAATTTGACAAATAAACTTATTTATGTAATTATTAAATCATTATGTATCAATACGTTACCGAACATTATCTACAACTCGCAATTATATTAGTTATATTATTACTCGTATATATCTGTTATAACTTATATAAAAAAGTAAAAATTTACGAGTCGTGGGTTGATCATATAGATGTGCGTATTAAAAAACTAAAATCAGATATAAATGAGGTGGATGAACGTGAACTTTTTGAAAAAGACGATGACGTTGGATTTGTGTATGAAAATATCTCCGAATTAATAAAAGATGTTGATATAATGACAAATAAAACATAAAAAAGGACAAATTGTGGCAGTAAAAAAACGAAGAAAAAAATCTAAAATATACTTTGGTAAAGAAGCAGAAAATGCAATTATAGAATATAACGGTTCTGAAGATGAAGTTTTAAGGAATAAAATATATAACGAAAGAATCTCAGCTCCATTCGATAAACTAGCAGAAAATATATTAAACACTTTTAAGTTTTCATATTTTCAATGTAGTCATATTGAGGTTCAACAAGAAGTGGTTAGTAACTTAGTTAGTAATATACACAAATATAAACCTGACAACGGAAAGGCATTTTCATATTTTAGCATAATCGCAAAAAATTTCTTAATCCTGTACAATAATGGTAATTATAGAAAGTTTAAAAAGCACGTAAGTGTTGATGACGAGGAAGCACCAAATGTAGATATGGCACTTAGCTCTACTACACAGAGTTCTCAAACAAAAAAAGAATTAAGTGAATTCTTCCGGTTAATGATTGGGTTTTGGGATGTAAATATCGAAAAAACATTCAAAAAGCAAAGTGAGTTACAAATAGCATATGCAGTTTTGGAAATATTTAGAAACTCAGATAGAATTGAAAATTTCAATAAAAAAGCATTATATCTGTATATAAGAGAAATGAC